ACTTTACGATGGTGGAGCCGGACAAGGAGCAACTGGTGGTCAAGGTATCATTATTATTGTTTATACTCCTCTGTCTACAATAACACCTCCACCTCCACCTCCACCTTTACCTCCACCTCCTCCACTCTCAATAGATGAACCAGTACCGCCGATAGTTAATGGAATTTATCTTCCTAATGATGTTGATCAATCTCTAAAATCTGGATTTAATTCTATTGCAACTGGAAATTTTGATGATTATTTTATAACAACATTTGAACTAATTGATCAATATATAAAAGGTGGATTATGGTCTTGGGGGAGAAATGATAATGGACAAATTGGCGATAGTACAACAACTAGTAGAAGTCAACCAGTTCAAACAATTGCAGGTGGTACTAGTTGGAAACAAGTATCAAGTAACGGATTTCAAACAGCGGCAATAAAAACTGATGGCACTTTATGGACTTGGGGATATAATAATAAAGGACAACTCGGTGATAGTACACAGACAAATAGAAGTTCTCCGGTTCAAACTATTGTAACTGGAACAAATTGGAAAAAAGTTGCTTTAGGATATTCTCAGTCAGCGGCAATAAAAACTGACGGAACTTTATGGACTTGGGGGGATAATACTTATGGACAACTTGGCGATAGTACACAGGCAAATAAAAGTTCACCAGTTCAAACAATTGCAGGTGGTACTACTTGGCAACAAGTTTCTAGTGGCGACTCTCATACAACTGCAATAAAAACAGATGGAACTTTGTGGCTTTGTGGATATAATAATAAAGGACAACTCGGTGATAGTACACAGACAAATAGAAGTTCTCCGGTTCAAACTATTGTAACTGGAACTAATTGGAAACAGGTTTCTGCAAGAACAAGCACTGCGGCAATAAAAACTGACGGAACGTTATGGATGTGGGGTGATAATTCAAACGGACAACTCGGTGATGGTACAAAAACATTAAGAAAAACACCAATACAACCAGTTGTTGAAGGTAGTTATAATTGGAAACAAATTTCACAAGGCGATAGTCATTATGCTGGAATAAAATCTAATGGTACTTTATGGACTTGGGGGAGAAATGCTAGTGGACAACTTGGTAATAGTTTAACAGAACCTATAGGGTTAATGACCCAAACAATTGCACTTGGAACAAATTGGCTTCAGGTTTCTTGCGGAGTGTCTTCCACATTTGCAATAAAAACTGATGGAACTTTATGGAGTTGGGGGGATAATACTTATGGGCAACTCGGTGATAATACACGAGTTAGTAAAAGTTCTCCAGTTCAAACAATTGTAGGTGGTACTACTTGGCAACAGGTTTCAGGAAGCGATGGTAGTGGTAATCACGTGCTTGCAATAAAAACCGATGGAACATTATGGGCATGGGGTGATAATTCATTTGGAAAACTTGGTGACGGCACACTAACTTATAGAAGTTCTCCAGTTCAAACAATTGCAGGTGGTACTACTTGGCAACAAGTTGACATTTCTAGCAATAATTCTGCAGCAATAAAAACTGACGGCACTTTATGGACTTGGGGAAATAATTCATATGGGCAACTTGGCGATTCTACCACAACTGATAGAAGTTCTCCAGTGCAAACTATCACAACCGGAACAAATTGGAAACAAGTAGCTTGTTTTAATTTAAATACCTCTGCAATAAAATATGATGGTACTTTATGGACTTGGGGGTTCAATGGTACAGTTGGATATCTTGGCGATTCTACCACAACTGATAGAAGTTCTCCAGTGCAAACTATCGCAACCGGAACAAATTGGAAAGAGGTTAGCGGATCAGCAGCAATAAAAATGGATGGAACTTTGTGGCTTTGGGGATATAATGCAAAAGGACAACTTGGCGATAGTACAACAACTAATAAAAATTCTCCGGTTCAAACTATTACTCTCGGAACAGATTGGAAACAAGTTATATCAACTAACAATCAAGCTACCGTAGCAATAAAAACTGATGGTACTCTTTGGGCCTGGGGAGACATTTCTAAACTTTATTCACAATTTTTTAATAGTCCGTCTACTGATAATATTTTAATTCCGATGCAACCTCTTCTTGTAAGTAGTAACACCTGGAAATACGTTGCAAGTGGATCAAGCAATACCGCAGCAATAAAAACTGATGGCACTTTATGGACTTGGGGATTAAATGATAAAGGCCAACTTGGCAATGGTACACAAGTTTCTACAAATGCACCGAGACAAACACTTGCTCTCGGAACAAATTGGAAACAAGTCGAAATCGGTACTAATCAAATGCTAGCAATAAAAACTGATGGTACTTTATGGACTTGGGGAGAAAATACTTCTGGAGCACTAGGTGATAGTACAACAACCCATAGAAGTTCACCAATTCAGACTATAGTAGGCGGCAATAATTGGAAACAAGTTTCGAGCGGAAACCTTAATCCAACCGCAATTCAATTCTCAGACATAGGACAGATATTATAATGTATATACTAATAGAAAAAACACATAATGGCGAATTTTTTGTTCATTTAGGACCAATTGATTGGAAACCTAGACGTTTTCAATCAATTATCTCAGACGATTTAGAAATAGATTTTCAAGTTCCGATTTCAAATAATACAAATGAGGTAATTATCGTAAATGAAATTGTTAGAATTGTACCTGTTATTGATATTGGAATTACTGCTACAATTTTTAATACAAAAATTCAGCAGTTAATTGGACCTTATTATAATTTTTATGACACTTATGCTGAAATGTATTTTAATGTTCAAAATAAACCGATTTCTACAGTTAAAGCTGAATTAAAATTAATTATTGCAACTAATCGATATAAATATGAAAACATAGGAGTTAATATTACAATTCAAAATCAATCAGTTATTGCATTAACAAATAGAGAAGATAGAAGTTTATATTTACAAGCATATCAACTTAGTAAAGATAACATAAATTGGAAATTTGGAAATAATTTTTTAACATTAAGTAATGCTGATTTAGGTAATATTGTTAATTCAGTCGCTAATCATGTACAATCAGTGTTTGATTGGGAGCATCAAAAACAACAAGAAATTGATAATTGTAGTTTATTAACAGAGTTAGATTTGATAAATGTATTGTCAGATAATCCAAATTGGGAACCAAATATTGTTAATTAAAGGAAATAAATATGTCTTCAAGTAATCAATTTATAAGTAACTTAGTTGAAGGTGGCGAAGGAAATGTTGATTTAGGCACAAAATACGTTACTAAAAGTTATTTAATAGATGTTTATCCTTTTCTTAACGATTTAAATAGATCTGCTGGATTATTTCTTTGGGGGAAAAATCTTAACGGGCAGATCGGTAATAATTCAAATGGGCCTGATGTTTGGATATTAACTCAAACAACTGAATTTGGAATAAATTGGAAACAAGGGGGTGCTGGAAGTTCTCACTCTTTAGCAATTAAAACAGATGGAACTTTATGGTCTTGGGGGTTTAATACTTCTGGACAACTTGGCGATAATTCACGAACTAGTAGAAGTCAACCAGTTCAAACTACAGCACTTGGAACAAATTGGAACCAGGTTTCGTGCGGGACTGATCAAACTTCAGCAGTAAAAACTGACGGAACTTTATGGACCTGGGGGTCAAATACTTCTGGACAACTTGGCGATAATACACGAAACAACAGAAGTTCACCAATTCAAACTATCACATTTGGCACTAATTGGAAAAAGGTTGTTAGTGGGTCAACTTTTAACTCAGCAATAAAAACCGACGGAACATTATGGGTTTGGGGTGATAATACAAATGGACAACTTGGTGATAATACAATAACTCCAAAAAGTTCACCAGTTCAAACACTTGGAGGAGATTCTAATTGGAAACAAGTTAGTATTTCCGTTAGTAATGCTGCTGGAATAAAAACTGACGGAACTTTATGGACTTGGGGGTCAAATTCATTTGGGCAACTTGGCGATTTTACCATAACTAATAGAAATCAACCAGTTCAAACTATCGCACTTGGAACAAATTGGCAACAAGTTTCATGTGGTTATGATCAAACATCAGCAATAAAAACTGATGGAACTTTATGGACTTGGGGGAGAAATTCTGCTGGACAACTCGGTGATAGTACACGAGGTAGTAGAAGTTCACCAATTCAAACAATTACAGGTGGTACTACTTGGCAACAAGTTTCATGTGGATATCAGCACACTGCTGCAATAAAAACTGATGGCACTTTATGGACTTGGGGGAGAAATTCTGCTGGACAACTCGGTGATAGTACAACAACTAGTAGAAGTTCACCAGTTCAAACTATCGCACTTGGAACAACTTGGCGACAAGTTTCTGCTGGTAAATTTTTTACTTCATCAGTTAAAAAAGATGGAACTTTGTGGACTTGGGGGTTAAATAATAATGGACAACTTGGCGATAGTAGTAATAGTAGTACTGTATCGGCGAGAAGTTCACCTGTTCAAACAATTGCAGGTGGTACTACTTGGCAACAAGTTTCGGTGCCGTTAGGTAATGGTATTAATGGTTATCATGTTGCTGCAATAAAAACAGATGGAACTTTATGGACCTGGGGGTTAAATAATAATGGACAACTCGGTGATAGTACACGAGGTAGTAGAAGTTCACCAGTTCAAACTATAGCACTAGGAACAAATTGGAAACAAGTTTCTGCAGGAAGTATTCATACGGTAGCAGTTCAAGCAGATGGCACTTTATGGACTTGGGGGTTTAATAATAGTGGACAACTTGGTGATAATACTAATACTGCAAAAAGTTCACCAGTTCAAACTATAGCACGTGGAACAAATTGGGATAAAGTTCAAATTGCTGCCGGCGGATCTTCTTCAATGGCACTAAAAACTGATGGAACTTTATGGTCTTGGGGTAATAATGCTAGTGGACAACTTGGCGATAATTCACAAACTCCTACTAAACTATCACCGATTCAAGTTCTTTCGAGTACAAATAATTGGAAAGATATTGCTAGTGGAGGAAATTTTTCAATGGCACTAAAAACTGATGGAACTTTATGGACCTGGGGTTTTAATGATAAAGGACAACTTGGCAATGATACACAAACTTTTAAAAGTTTACCAGTTCAAACTATTGCTCTCGGAAAAAATTGGAAAACTATAGAATGTGGTGATAAACATTGTTCGGCAATAAAAACTGATGGAACTTTATGGACTTGGGGTTTTAATGGAAATGGACAACTCGGTAACAGCACACAGGCTGATAAAAGTTCACCAATTCAAACTATAGCATTTGGCACTAATTGGAAACAAGTTTCATGTGGAAATAATTTTACCTCGGCAATTAAAACTGATGGAACTTTATGGACTTGGGGTGATAATGCAAATTATCAATTAGGCGTTACATTTAAAGATTCAACAACTTATGTACCAATTCAACCAATTTATCTTCCAGGGCAAGGAACAACATGGAAATTTGTTAACTGCGGAACAAGTCATATGTTGGCAATTGAAGAATTTAACGATTTTTAATTATTATAGCAATATTAAAAATTAAATTTATTTGTAATTATTAATTTAAATACACAGAATAAAAGGAAAAAAAATGGAAAATACAGGATTTCTTGTTAATAATTCAGATAGCCAAAATGAAGATATTGGAAATTTTTTAGTTCCAAGGGAATTTTTTACTCAAGGAAATTTATGGAGTTGGGGACGAAATCATTTAGGACAACTCGGCGATAATACAACCGTTACTGGTAGAAGTTCACCGGTTCAAACCGTAGCGCAAGGAAGTAATTGGAAACAAGTTTCGTGTGGGTATTATCATACTACATCAATAAAAACTGATGGAACTTTATGGTCCTGCGGATATAATTTGTATGGAGAACTTGGTGATAATACAACCGTTACTGGTAGAAGTTCACCGGTTCAAACCGTAGCGCAAGGAAATAATTGGAAAACTGTAGGAGGTGGTTGGTTTCAAACAGCAGGAATAAAAACTGACGGAACTTTATGGATTTGGGGAGAAAATACTTATGGAGCACTAGGTGATAATTCAACAACCAATAAAAGTTCACCAGTTCAAACCGTAGTACGTGGAACAAATTGGAAACTGGTTACAGGCGGAAGATGGCATTCTGCTGCAATAAAAACTGATGGCACTTTATGGACTTGGGGAAATAATGTAAATGGACAACTTGGTGATAGTACAACCGTTACTGGTAGAAGTTCTCCAGTTCAAACTATCGCATTTGGAACAGATTGGAAACAAGTGTCATGTGGAGAAATTTTTTCAGCAGCAATAAAAACTGATGGCACTTTATGGACTTGGGGTGATAATGCGTATGGACAACTAGGTGATAATTCTTCAACTCTTAGAAGTTCTCCATTTCAAATTTTAGCAAGTTCAAATATATGGAAACAAGTTACTGTTTCTACCTATTCTACCGCAGCAATAAAAACTGATGGAACTTTATGGTCTTGGGGGTCAAATACAAAAGGACAACTCGGTGATAATACACAGACTGATCAAAGTATACCAAATCAAACAATTGCAGGTGGTACTAATTGGAATCAAGTTTCGAGTAGTGTCGATGGTACTGTTGCAATAAAAAATGATGGTACTTTATGGACTTGGGGAGACAATACTTCTGGACAACTTGGCGATAGTAGTAATAGTAGTACTGTATCGGCGAGAAGTTCACCTGTTCAAACAATTGCAGGTGGTAATACTTGGCAACAAGTATCAGGTGGAAATAGAAGTACTACGGCAATAAAAAAAGATGGAACACTATGGACTTGGGGACATAATTTTAGTGGTGAGCTTGGTGATTCTACCACAACTAATAGAAGTTCACCAGTTCAAACTATTGCTCTCGGAAATAATTGGAAACAAGTTTCATGCGGACAATCTTCTCCTTCTTTACCTGATTCAAACCATACTGGAGCAGTAAAAACTGATGGCACTTTATGGACTTGGGGAAATAATGTAAATGGACAACTTGGCGATAACACATCATCTGATAAAAGTTCACCAGTTCAAACTTTAACCGGTACATATGACTGGAAACAAGTTGCGTGTGGTATAGCATTTACTGCTGCAATTAAAACTGATGGAACTTTATGGACTTGGGGAAATAATGGAACTGGGCAACTTGGCGATGGTACTATTACTGTAAAATATCAACCAGTTCAAACTATAGCACTTGGAACAAATTGGAAACAAGTATCGGCTGGGGTTAGTCACATCGCGGCAATAAAAACTGACGGAACTTTATGGACTTGGGGTAATAATGCTAGTGGACAACTTGGCGATAGTACACAAACTAGTAGAAGTCAACCAGTTCAAACTATCGCACCTGGAACAGATTGGAAACAAGTTGCGTGTGGTCAATTATTTACCGCAGCAATTAAAACTGATGGCACTTTATGGACTTGGGGGTCAAATCCATTTGGGCAACTTGGCGATAGTACACAAACTAGTAGAAGTTCACCAGTTCAAACAATTACAGGTGGTACTACTTGGCAACAAGTTGCGTGTGGTCAATCTTTTACCGCAGCAACTAAAACAGATGGAACTTTATGGACCTGGGGTTTTAATGGAACTGGGCAACTTGGCGATAGTACACAGGCAAGTAGAAGTTCACCAGTTCAAACTATAGCACTAGGAACAAATTGGAAACAAGTTTCTGCAGGAAGTATTCATACGGTAGCAGTTCAAGCAGATGGCACTTTATGGACTTGGGGGAGAAATAATCTTGGACAACTTGGTGACAGCACACAGACTGATCGAAGTATACCAATTCAGACTATAGTAGGTGGTACTAATTGGAATCAAGTTGCGTGTGGTGGAAATTTTACCTCTGCAATAACAAAAGATGGAACTTTATGGACTTGGGGTGATAATGTTTGGGGACAACTTGGCGATAGTAGTAATAATAGTACAGTACCTGCGAGAAGTTTTCCAGTTCAAACTATTGCATTTGGAACTAATTGGCAACAAGTTGCGTGTGGACAAAACTTTACCTCGGCAATAAAAAACGATGGAACTTTATGGACTTGGGGATTGAATTCAAGCGGACAACTTGGCGATAACACAGCAACTTCAAAAAGTTCTCCAATTCAAACATTAGCGAGTTCAAATAACTGGCAACAGGTTTCTATGGGTTATAATTTTACATCAGCAATAAAAACTGATGGAACTTTATGGACTTGGGGATTGAATTCAAATGGAAAACTTGGCGATAGTACAACAACTAGTAGAAGTCAACCAGTTCAAACAATTGCAGGTGGTACTAATTGGAAACAAGTTGCGTGTGGTCAATTATTTACCGCAGCAATTAAAACTGATGGCACTTTATGGACTTGGGGTAATAATACTTATGGAAAACTTGGCGATAATACACGAACTAGTAGAAGTTCACCAGTTCAAACTATCGCACTTGGAACAGATTGGCAACAAGTTGCGGGTGGATATCAGCACACTTCGGCAATAAAAACTGATGGCACTTTATGGACTTGGGGGTTTAATAATAGTGGAGAACTAGGTGATAATACTGCAACCTATAAAAGTTCTCCAATTCAAACATTGGCGAGTTCAAATAACTGGAAACAAGTAAGTTGCGGACGTAGATCATTAGCAGCAGTAAAAACTGACGGCACTTTATGGACCTGCGGTTATAATGGCGATGGAGAACTTGGTGATAATACAACAACTAATAGAAGTTTACCAGTTCAAACCGTAGCGCAAGGAAATAATTGGAAACAAGCTTGCGGTGGCAGTTATCAAACAGCAGGAATAAAAACTGACGGAACTTTATGGATTTGGGGATATAATGCATATGGACAACTGGGTGATAATTCAACAACCGATAAAAGTTCACCAGTTCAAACCGTAGTACGTGGAACAAATTGGAAACAATTATCAGGAGGTCGTCATCATACATCGGCTATTATTGAAAATGATTAAATAAATTTACATACAATTATGTATGTATATAAATAAAATAAAATTAACATGAGAACTATTTATGAAAAAGCAATTTTATTTTATTTCAGGTTTACCAAGATCTGGAACAACGTTACTTTCTACAATTTTAAATCAAAATCCAAAATTTCAAGCTTCGATATCAGGACCTCTTGCTAGATTTATAAGATCGATAATTGAGCAATCTTCAGCAATGTCTGGATATCGATATCAATGTCCAAGTGACAAACGTAAAAAAATAATACACGGAATTTTTAACAATTATTATGATGATCCGAATAAAGAAGTATTTTTTGATACAAATAGAGGATGGACATTACTCACTCCGATTTTAAAAGACTTATATCCAGATACGAAACTTATCTTATGTGTACGAGATTTGCATTGGATTCTTGATTCATTTGAAAACCTTTATAGAAAAAATATATATGATAAAAATTTAATGATTCCTGATGAGTATTCTTCGAATGTTTATTTAAGGAGTGATTACTTAATGAGAGAAGATTCAACAATTGGATTTGCTTACCTTGGATTAAAGCAAGCAATAACGTCAGCTGAAACTGATATGATAATGATTGTTGAATATGAACAACTTTGTAAAAATCCAAACGGAATGTTAAAAGCAATTTATAACTTTATTGATCAACCTTATTATCAACATGATTTTGATAATGTTGAAGCATCTTATGATGAGTTTGATAAAGATCTCAATATTAAAGGATTACATTCAACAAGAAAAAAAGTCGAATGGATAGAACGAATGTCAATTTTACCACCTGATATTATTAATAAATTTAGTAACTTAGAGGTTTGGAGATGATACGAGTAATAGTACCTACAATGTGGAAATATCAACCTTTTTGGGATTTAGTTGAAAATATTTTAAAAGTTGATGTTGTATCTGAATTTTTTATTATTGACAATGATACAGCTAATAAACCTGATTTAGAAGTATTAAAACATCCGAAAGTAAAAATAGTAAGTTTTGGTAAAAACATTTATTGTAACCCTGCATGGAACTGCGGTGCACTTGACAGTAACTCTGAGCTTTTGTGTTTTTTAAGTGATGATTGCATATTTGATATAAAATTATTATATAAAATTTCTACGTTCTTAACTAAAGAAATGGGATGTGTATGTTTATCTGAGCAAAAAGTAGAAAATGGGTTAGTCCAGGTTAAAAAAGGTAAAATAGAATTTACTCCATTTACTGGACAATCTATTTGGGGTTATGGTGTTTTATTTTTTATGCATAAAGATAATTGGATTGATATTCCGCCTAATATATTGCTAGCGTATGGAGATAATTTTATGTTTGATCAATGTCATTATAGAGGTCTTCAAAATTATATGATCGACGATTTATTTCATTATCATGCTGGAGCAATAACTTCTTCAGTAGTTGGAGATTCTGGCAAAAATCTTGAAGTAAATTTTAATAAAGAAACAGAAGAATATAATAAAATATTTCCTCGTATTGTTGATAAATCTTTTAATTTTAATTTTAAAAATGAGTAAAAATATGAAAAAAACTATTGCATTAGTTACTAGCGGATTGAACTTTAATGGAAACTCTTTAAATTACACAGCGATAGGCGGTTCGGAATCTGCACTTATATATATGGCTAAAGAATTGGCAATTTTAGGTAATGATGTTACTGTTTATTGTGAATGTGATAAACCTGGCATTTATGACAATGTTGATTATCGACATTGTCATACCTTTATGCAAGATGAAAAATCACAATTTGATGTTTGCATCATTTCAAGATTTACACATTTTTTAGCTAAACCGATTGATTCAAAACTTATTATTCTTTGGATACATGATATTTCAATTCAAAATCCAGAACTTTCATTATCAAAAGTTGATTCGATTTTTTGTTTATCAAATTTTCAAAAATTTCTTTTTAAAAAACATTTTAATATAGAAGATGACATTTTTTGGAATACAACAAATGGGTTTGATGAAACATTAATTCAACCGATTATTCCTTTTACAGACAAGAAAAATAATTACATTTATTCTTCTAGACCTGAAAGAGGGTTAGTTAAACTTCTAACTGATATTTGGCCAAAAATTTTAGAAACAAATCCATCTGCAATATTACATTTATGTGGATATGATAATCCGTTAGTAAAAAATGAAAGTGAATATCTTACATCATATTATGAACAAAGTAAAAAATTAATAAGTAACTCGACTAATCTTATAGATCATGGAAGTTTAACAAAAAATGAATATTATAAGTTACTAAGTCAATCTGCTTATATGATATATACTTGTAATTTTCCAGAGATTTCTTGTATTAATGCAATTGAAGCACAAGCATCTGGATGTTTAGTTGTAAGTTCTGACGGATTTGCATTATCTGAAACTATTAAAAGTGATACTAAAGTTTCAAATCGTAATTTTAATAATGAATGGAATGAAGATTTATATTATTTGGTAGGTGATAATGAATATGACAATGAATTTTTAGAAATTCTTAACAAATATACAAATGAAACATATGATCAAGAAGTATTAAAAGCTAAAGAGTTAATACAGTCATATTCTTGGAGTAATATTGCAAAAAGTTGGGATGAGAAAATAAACTCGATGTTTTTAGAAAGAAGTAACAACAATAAACAAGCAATATTAGATCAATTAATCTATATGTCTGATTTAGTTGCTGTAAAAGAGTTAACAGGTGAACAAAAATACATCGAACTTGTTGAAAAATCTCTTAAAGATAATAATATTGAAGATACATATGTCGAAAGAATGCAATCTAGTTATAATTTAACAGATAGATTAACAACTGTTATAGAAATACTTAAAAAAAATATCACTGATTTAAATTATAATTTAAAAATTTTAGATATCGGGTCACACGATGGAGAATTAGCATTTTATGTTTTAGAACGCTTTTATTTTTATATTGAAAAATATTATGCATACGAAAAATGTTCACCAGCATTACAAGTTTTAGAAAAAAATTTAAAATCAAAATATGACCAAATTAAACTAATTAACGATGATATTTTAAATCTTACGAATTATAATATTGATACAAATTTTGTAATTATAGGTGAAATTTTAGAACACATCGAAGATACAGTTGGATTTTTAAATCAATTAATGTTAATAGTAAAACAGAAAACAACATTTGTTTTTACAACTCCAGCAGGCCCGTGGGATAATATTGAAAAAAATAAACCTAAAATTGAACACATGCATCATTTTGAATTAAATGATATACGTGAAATATTTAAAGAAACAAATTTAAAAATTGTTAATTCAAATACTAATAGTATTGGAAGAAAAGGTGAACTTCTAACTCATTGGGTTTATTATTTTTCAGTTGAACCAGATAATATCCCGTCATTTTATAAACCAAATTATCAAGATAAGTTTATTAAAACTCGACCTTATAAAAAGATATCTGCTAGTATGATTGTAAAAAATGAAGAAAATAATCTTGATAGATGTATTAAGTCTTTTTATGATATTGTAGATGAAATTGTTATTGTTGATACCGGAAGCACAGATGATACTAAACGTATTGCAAAAAAATATACTGATAAAATATATGATTATACATGGGAAGAAGACGATGGTCTAGGTAACTTTTCTGCTGCTAGAAATTATAGTTTAAGTAAGTGTTCTGGGGACTATATTCTCTGGATGGATGCAGATGAAGAATTGATTCATAAAACACAATTAGTTCAGTTTATTATTTCGGATTATTATAATAGTATATTAGTTCATCAAAAACATTGTATTGTATATGGTGATACAAACGAATATGACTCACCATATCATGATAGATTATTTAAAAATAACGGAATTTATTTTACCGGAGTTGTTCATGAATACCCTACAAAAGATGAAGGGTGGATAAGTAAATGTTTGTTTCAACATATATCATTTATTGCTCATTATGGAACAATTAACAGACCGGTTCGAAATGAAAAAATTGAAGATCGATATTTTGATCTAATAGTAAAAAACTATAAACAAAGACCAAATTTTACAATGGCGCAATATTACTATATGGGATTATTGTGTTCAATTTGTCAAAATCGTGGAGATTTATCGAAGCTTGAAGAAATATTTGATTTATGGTTCAACAAAATAATTCCGACAGAGGATAGTTGGTTATTAAAAAATAGTTTTAATTTTATTCAAAGTTTATATCAAACATTATATATAAATGAAGTGATTAACTTACCATTTGGAACATTAGAAAAGAGACAATTTGAAAACGAACTTGGAAAAACAATCGAATTAATTGCATCATCTGATTCTGAATTTCAATTGTTTTTAGATATAATATCTTATAAAAAAATAACTAGATAATATGTTCAAAGATTGCGGAACTTGTACAATTTGTTGTGAAGGATGGTTAACTTCGATTGCTTATGGAAATTTATTTGGAAATAAAAAACCATGTATATTTTTATGTGAAAAAACATGTTTAATTTATACAACTCGTCCAAAAACTTGTTCTTATTACCAATGTGCTTGGTCTCAAGGTTTATTTCCAGATTGGATGAAACCAACAGAAAGCAACGTATTAATATCTGTTGAATATGATAATCAAAAAAAACAATTTTTAAAAGTTATTGAATTAGGTATTTCTATTTCAGATAAAGTTTTTAATTTTATTGAAAATTGGGTTAAAGAAAATAATACATATTATATTTTAGTAAAAGATAAAAATGTTACTAAATTTTAATTATGAAAATAAATGATTTCGATAGGAATATAACGGTACCAAACTAAATCAATAACACACTAGAACAACATATCATAAACGTAAATAATAGAATAAAATTTAATTAAAAGGAAATACATGAAAATTAATATAGGTGGCGGTTTTAAAAGGTACGATGGATTTTTAAATTTGGATGCAGATCCATTAACAAATCCAGATTTTTTGGTTAAACTTGGAGAAGATCGTTTACCATTTGAAGATAATTCGGTTGATGAAGTAAAAGCATATCATATTCTTGAGCATATTGGTCCTGGATTTTTTCAATTAATGCAAGAAATTTATAGAGTTTGTGTAGATACTGCAATAATTGATATTCAAGTTCCACATCATAGAAGTGAGATTTGGTATGGAGATCCGTCACACGTTAGATTTATAACGGTTGATAATATGAGATTGTTTAGTAAAAAATATAATAAATGGCATATTGATCAATGGAATAGTTCGAGTGGATTTGGGTTACCGTTAAATGTTGATTTTGAAATTATTGAATATGACTTTATTGTTGATGATTTTTGGAAACCTCGTTTTACAAAAATGACGGTCGAAGAACAACATGAAGTATCACGCAATTTTAATAATGTATACGGTGAAACTCATCTTAAATTAATGGTGATGAAAGATGCTTGAAGACCTTGTTAATTATCTAATTGCTCATGGCGAAAAATCACAAGCAATTTCATTACTTAATACTTTAGAAAAACATGCATGGAGATTTAATGAATATGACGATCTTGCAAAATGCTTTTTCAAACAAAAAAATTATGATCGAGCAATAACTTGTTCTAAAAATGCATTAATTACTGCTTTTGAAAATGAAAAAATTTGGGTTGCAAGAACAAATTTAATTAATGTTTATAACCATGCAAATCAACCAGAATTAGCATTAAAGTATATTAAGCAAGCAGAGCAGTCGATGCCGGGTGATATCGACATACAATTAGAAAAAGCATATTCATTATATCTATTAACTCGTAGAGATGAAGCTGAGGCAATTTTAAATAATGTTTTATTAAATACTAAAAATTTATCACAAGAGATGGAAACTAAGATAAAATTTAATCTTGGAACATACTTTATGTATAGAGATGAATTTCAAAAAGGATTAAAGTTATTCTTAAATGAAGGCAAAAAATTAAATTATTGGCAAAAAGAAAAGTTATCTTTTAAATATTGGGAAGGTGGTATTCAACCAGGAAAGACAATAATTTTACTTGCAGAAGCAGGAATCGGTGACGAAATAATTAATGTTAGATTTATGAAACATCTAACGAATTTAGGAATGAATCCAATATGGTTAACTGATCGAAAAGATATTGCTGAAATTTTTAATAGAAATGGATTTAACGCAATAACGCATAAACGATTTATTCCTACTGAACCTGATATTCTTTGGACATATCCTATGAATTTGCCAACATTATTAGATTTAGAGTATTCTGATTTATGGCATGGTCCATATTTAAAATCATCAGAAATATATAATGAAAAATATAATTGGATAAAATCGGAAAAAATAAAGATCGGAATAAGATGGCAAGGTAATCCTGAATACGACAATGACCTTCATCGATCTGTACCATTAAAAGATATATATGAATCAGTTAAACATATCGATGCTGATTTTTATAGTTTACAACGTGATGTTGGATTAGAAGAACTTGCCGATTTTCCAGGAATTATTCCATTACACGATCATATGAAATCATTTGAAGATACATTGTCAATTATTAATCATTTAGATCTTGTAATAACATCATGTACTTCTATTGCACATGCTTCAGCAGCAATGGGTAAAAAGACAGTTATTCTTATTCCTATATCTGCGTATTATACATGGTCACATTCTTTAGAACAAAGTCCTTGGTACGGTGATAATGTAACATTATTTAGACAGGAACGACCTAGAACATGGGATGAACCTTTGTTAAAATTAAATCATTTTGTAGGAACAATATGAACTTCAACGAATTTCCAAATGTTGGGTATATTTCAACATCACTACCACCTGAAATTTTATTAGTTGTTAAACAAGAGATTGAAGAAATACAAAGATCTAATTTTTTAGCATCTCCTGCAAATGATGTACTAGCTGGAAATATTGCAAAACAATTTCATTTAGTAAAATCAAGAAGTTTAGTTGAACAGTTTATGATATCATTAGCTTGGGAATATACCAACCATTGGAATTACGGAAAAAAAGTAATACGAACAATAAAAAGCAAAAATGATTATGTTGATATAAAGTTTGAATTAGATAGGTTATGGGTTAATTTTCAAAAGAAATATGAGTTTAATCCGATTCATAATCATTTTGGTATTTTTAGTTTTGCATGTTGGATTAATATTCCTTATAATTTAGAAGATGAAATGAAGTTAGATCAAGTTAAAAATTCTAATGCAAAAGCAACTTCTTGTTTTTCTTTTTCTTATTTAAATTCATTAGGGGATTTAAATAATCATCCAATAATGATTGATAAAGATAAAGAAGGAAGTTTAATTTTCTTTCCTGCAGAGTTGAATCATGCAGTTTATCCATTTTATACATCTGATGATTATAGAATATCTATAGCTGGTAATATTTCATTTAAACAAGGTTGATAATGAAAAAAACTGTAATAACACATGTTTATAATGAAGAATATTTAATGTATTGGTGGTTAAAACATCATAGAGAACACTTTGATCATGGTGTTATTATTGATTTTGGATCTACTGATGGTACGTTAGATTTAGTAAGAGACCTTTGTCCAACTTGGGAAATTATCAATATGAATTTAGATTACTTTGATATATTTCTTACAGATTATGAAGTAATGAAAGCAGAAAGTAGACATGAAGGTTGGAAAATTTGTTTATGTGTAACAGAATTTTTAGTTGGAAATTTTTCTTCTTTAGATTCTGTTCCACAGGATAACAAATATTTTATACAAATTGGATCAGATGCTATGGTTGATGTTGAACCGCATATTCTTCCAACAAAAGATAAACCGCTAATTGAACAAAAAACTTTTGGGATTTCATATAATGATGATCCTTTAATTAGAGGCTGCAGGTTACTTCATAACGCAAAATGTTATCATTATAATGTTGGAAGACATTTTAAAGATTCAAATGCTGATGATTTTAAAATTTTATGGTATAATTTATCGCCATTTAATGAAGAATTTATCAAAAGAAAACTTCAAATTCAAAATACAATTCCGGAATTTATTAAAGAAATGGGAATGGCAACTCATCATTTTTATAATAGAGAAGAGTTGTTTGAAAAATATAATACATATCTTCCGAGAGCAAGGAATTTATTTTATGAATATTCAAATTTTAAAATATAATGAATAGTAAAGACCTAACAATGTATTGTATCTGTTTTGAAGAAAATTTTCCAAGGCATGAACAATATAATCAAAAAAATATAATGGCAAGCTCATTTAATCTATCTCCAAGTAAGCGCAATGAATTAAGAAAACAAGGATTGTTATTTGATGATGAAGGAAAAAATATTTCTTATTTAAATTACGCATTTGGTGATTTAACTGCAACATATTGGATTTGGAAAAACGCAAAAGAAGAATTTGTTGGAACAACTCATTATAGAAGATTTTGGGATGAATCTATAATGAATACATTAGATTTTAATGATAAAACAATTTACATCTCTGAACCTATGACCTATTTTAATTGTAGTGCAATGACACAATATATTGAATGTCATGGAACGTTAGGGATTGAAATTTTAAATAATTTATTTCAAGACCCAACATTTCCTCTTAAACGAGAAATATTTGAAAGTTTAAACAACGTAAATTTTTTTAGTGGGTGTAATGCGTTTTTTTGTCATAAAATACTATACAACAAAGTATGTGAACTATTATTTGACATTTTATTTCCTATATTTTTTCAAAGTGTAGAAAAAATTGGAGAACTTGATTATTTTCAACGACGATTGGTTGCGTATCTTTCTGAAAGAATAATAACGTCGATTATGATAAATTCTAAATATTATTTTGGAAATATAAACATAGTTTCAATTCCTTTTAAGATGTACAATAATGAATAATATACATAAAAAATTAATTAAATTAGCAGAAACTCCTAGTGATATTCGAGAACATTTGTTTACGTTATTTGGATATTCTGTAGGAAATAATCATATTACAGAAATGGGGGTTAGGAGTGTTGTTTCAACTTGGGCATTTTTAGCAGCAAAACCAACAACACTTGTATGTATTGATATTAACTATTCACCATATTTTAAAGAAGCAGAAACCCTTGCGAAAGAATATAATATCGATCTTAAGTTTTTACTTCAAAATACAATTGAACCTGGGTTTGAAATTGAACAAACTGATGTTTTGTTTATCGATACATTGCATACATATCCTCAATTAAAACAGGAATTATTCCAACATTCTCATAAAGTAAACAACTATATTATCTTGCATGATACAACGACATTTGGTTTACAAAATGAATCAAATATCGTTAGCAATCCTCAAGGGTTACAAGCTGCTGTTTTAGAATTTATTGAAAAAGATCAAAATTGGGAAATAGCAAATATATATGAAAACTGTAATGGTTTGGCAATTTTAAAAAGAATCTAGCTAAAATCTTCTAAACTTAAATTACGATCACGGAGTGTACTGACTGCTTTTAAAAGCATTTCAGTCACACCGCTGTTTCTTAATGTTTTAAACACAAGATTCGGAACACCCATTTCACCTTCAATAGCAAGACCTTGTTTACGATAAGTCCATAACATCGTTTTAACCTGTTCTATTTGGTCTAATTCTTGTGTTGCAAGGCGTGTTGTAATCAAAATCATCCAAGCTTTACAAAGACGCTCAATTCGTTCAAAATTAGGCGTTTTTTCAATCTTTTGAGGCGGTTTGAGCCACTTTTCTTTAAGAATACTATAGGTAGAACTTATGGCTGGCTTATTTAAGTCTTCTACATAAACTTCAACAGGAATACCGTAAATATCAATATCATGCTCTTCTCGCCATAAATCTCTTTTTGTTTTAAACAGTTCATCTACAGCAAGATCACATTGTACAGTATTATAATCTACAATAAGGTGTAAATCAATATCACTATATTTGCTGTAGTTAAAGTTTGCTTGACTTCCTGAAACAATAATATCATTAATTTTTGTATCTATTCCTAAAAATTCCCAATATGCTTTTGCAATTTTAAGAAGTGCGATTTCTACTTGTTTTTTAAGATGATTATTTTTCCATAAAACAGGATTAAGAGTTTGATGTATTGGTGATGGTTGTTCAAAATGATTCATAGTATGTTATTTATATGTTAAATAATATGATGAGTACAAACGAATATTTAACAGGAAAACTTTTAGTTGCACAACCGATTATTCAAAAAGGACCTTTTTCAAAGTCATGTGTAATTGTAGCACAACACGATTATAGCGGAGCATGGGGCGTGATTGTTAATCGTCCGGCAAAATCAATTGATATGCGGGCAATAATGAAAGCTGCAGGTATCGAATACTATGAAAATGAAGAAACTTATATCGGAGGACCTGTTGAATCAACTAGAGTTCAAGTAATTCATACCTTAGATTGGTTTAGTAAAAATACATTAAAAATAACCAAGGATATAGGCATTACTGGAGATATTGGTGTATTAGCTGCAATTAGTCAAGGTAACGGGCCATTAATGTATAGAGCTGGCGTAGGTTTAGCAGTTTGGTCAGCAGGCCAATTAGATGGAGAACAAAGTGGAATTTCTCCTTGGACACTAGACCATCAATGGCTTACAACTGATGCAACTTTAGAACTTTGTTTATCCGGAAGCGGAGATGAACAGTGGCAACGGGCGATAAACGAATGCGTTAGTCAAAAAATTTCAACATTATTTTAATCACCTAATTCAAAATAATTATGTCCACAATCGTAAATTCTTATGGCACCTAACTCATTCATTATTTCTTTTTCAGTTTTATCTTTGGAATAACCTAATGAAACAAGGTTTTTCTTTTGCCACGACAATCTATGATACATTTGACCATTTAAGAAATACCAATATCCTGGTGGGGTTGTTTTTATAAATTTAAAATTATTTTTTTCATAGACTTTCCCTTCACCATATCTTAAATCAGCAAAAGTTATAATTTTTTTTCCCGGGTATGATTGTTTGATAAACGAAATAAATTTTCCTAATCCGCCAATTACTGAGGAAGAAAACGCTAATCGAATAATTTCAATTTCGTTATTTTCTTTTTTAAATCTATTTTTTGTTGAATATGAAAAAACTGAAACTAATTGCTCATTAAAATATAAACCTAAATGTCCTGATGATTTGCAATATCCGTTAATATGGTATTTTTCTAAAAATTGATGTGCAAGTTTATTATTAATTTCCTTTAATTTGCATTTTCTTCCAAAAATTTTATTTTTACTAATACCTAATCTATGTTTTATCATTGATAATATTAATTCTTTATTACGAGTCCATTCTTCATCGGTTATCATTAACAAAGTTATCTGAGAATCGTTGCATAATTTAAATTTTTCATAATGATATGTGTTGCTTAGATGTTTATCGCTGTGCCAATAAACTCCATTTATTTCAATTGCAAATTTTTCATTAGGAAAATATAAATCGAGTTCTTTTGGAGAAATAATTTCTCTTGAATTTTCAATAATAATCCCGTTATAAAATTGTCTAATATGTTCTAAAATATCTTTTTCAATACTGCTTTGACCCCCAAAATTTCCAATCGGAAAACATGTTGTACATTTTGGTAATCTTCCAAAAATATTCGAATTAAACGAAACATTGCATAGTTTACAAGTCCAAGATAATTGTGAATCTCGAACTTCTGTATAATTGTCAAATGTAAAATTTGGTATAGAAAATTCTTTAATTTTATCAATAATATTATTAAAGAATGTTAATTGTTTTTGCCTTGCTCTTTTCTGTTTTAATTCTAATATTTGACCGGGATTTTCAACTCCATATTTTTCAAAAATAGTTGTTTTAAACTGTTCTTTATACTGATCAGTTTTTGAAAAATGGTCAACTCCGTATTTTTCTTGATTTGTTTTTGTTTTTTTAATACTTATAGTTTGATTATTTGCAACACATTTTCTACTACAATATATTGCAAAACCTCGACGAAAATCTAAAAATTTAGTAGGACACCCGCATTCGAGACAACTATTATTTCTAGAATATACCCATTTCCATGCTTTTTCTGAAAAAGAGTTACCTTCAATTTGATCAATTTGATAGTATAATTTGGGATTTTTGCTCTTTAGAATATGAGTTGCTACTCTAGGAGACTCGTTCCATAAATTTAAAATATATTGACGTTCATCCATTTTAATCTTTTTCTGCGTTTAAATTACTAAGCATTTCTCTTATCTTACTACTTTGTGTAACACCTTTGACTTTACCCACATTAATTCCTGCAGTCGGATCACTTCCTCTAATAATTTCACCTGTTCCTTGATCAACAACAGTCGAAGTTTTCTTTAATCCTTCATATATACTCGGTTTAGGAGCACTGCTATATCCTTCATCTTCACCTAAATCTTTAATACGCAAACTATCTAGATCAAATTCTAAATCAACTTTTTGTCCTACACCACTACTTGACCGTGTTTTCATAAATTGTATTTGATAACGTCCTCGTTCTTTCATTGCACGACTTGTAAAAATACCTATTACATTATCAGCAGTTTGAATCTTTGATAAGCCACCTGAAATATGACTATGATCAAACTCGATTTCTTCAACCGCTGATCGATTTAACTGACTTGCTGTAACAACAATTGCTTGGGTTTCCATTGCGAGATTTCTTAATTCCTCGCTAACATATTTATCCTTTACAAACAAATCACTAGGACTTACCTTGATACTCATCGGCATCATCAAATCGAGGTAATCTATTAATAAAATGTCTGGTTTGAAGCCTTTTTTGACCTGATATTCTTTCAAATAGGCTCGTAAATCGTTTGCAGTTTTTCCCGAAGGCATATACTTAATTTGTACACTTCCTGCTTGTTTTCCCATCATTTTAACTTTAAGTTCGACATCATCTAAATTACGAAATATATCACGTGTTGGAATATCAGTTAACATACTATCCATACGCATTGCAACTAGATTCTCACTTAACTCAAATGTTAAGTATAAAACATTTAATCCTGCCAATGCCCAGTTACACCCTAAATTTGCTAAGAATAAACTTTTACCACCACCTGATGCCGCACACCAAATATTGAGTTCACCTCTATTAAAACCACCGTATAATTTCTTATCAACGCTTGGCCAACCTGTACTAATTTGTCCATTACTATTCTTTAGTAGTTCAAGTCGTCCTCTAGGATTTTCAAAATAATCTGTACCCATATCTTTGTTTAAAGATATTTGAATTGCATCTTTGATTAACTTTTCAACTGGTCCATAGTTTCCTTGTTCAAGGAGATCAGATGATTTAATAATAGCTCTTTCTAATCCTTTATGTCGACTAAATTGTTCAAATTCATTCATTAACCAAGAATAGTTTTCTTCAGGTAATGCAACTGGATTTAACTCGGTATCACAACTTGCATTAACAATAATTGCTTCTGGCATTACTTTATATTCATTAACATAATCAGTAATGAAAGTTGCAGCCTCTTGAAGTTTTCTATCAAAATTCTCAGGATCAAATATGTTTTGACATCTTATAAATGTTACAGCATCACTCATAAACATTTCAAGATAAAGCTTTTGAATGTCGTAACTATAATTCGGTAATTGGATATCATTCTTTGACATTTTCTAATTTTTTCCTTAGTAAGTTAAGCTTTATTTGACCATTAACTCTGTATTTTAAAATAGTAAAAAGTGTATAAACCCTTCCATATTTCTTTACAGCATCTGCAACATCCTTTATACCATCTCCCCATTCAGGAAGGCTAACAGACCAATTTTGTTCCATTGCGGTTTTTATCATTTTTGCACCAGGTTTATCTCGATCTGGTACAACAATAACTTCTCTTGCTAATGCATTGATACGCATTATTTGAACTTCGTTTGGATCGTTGTGCATTATTGCACAACCATCAACTGCAATTGCATCAAATTGCCCTTCAACAACAATAACAACAGTTCTGTCATCAGTTTGTCTATCAATATTGAATACATATCCCGGTTGCGTAGTAGTTAAGTATTTTGGTTTCCCATCAACAATTTTTCGGCCCGTCCATCCTACTATTCTTTCATCTTGGAAAAATGGAATGATTATACGATCTCTAAAACCATTTTCATCTGCCCACATCCATTCAAACCAGTCTAACTCCATACCTCTTTCAAGTACATACCCGATAACTTCTAAAAATTTAGGATCTTCACATCCTTCAGTTATCCATTCATTAAATGTTTTACAACTATTAGGTAATGATTTTGTTTCTAATTCAAGATTTAATTCTTTAGTTGGTTTTGGTTGATCTTCTTTTTGTTTAAGTGCTTCAAGTGATAACTTTTGAATTTCATTATCATTGATTCCTATCCAAGATAAAAAGTTACGTGTATTTTTACTAAACAACTTTCCAGGCACCCAACCTGCTTTAAAATTGCAGTTAAAACATGAATAATTAAACCCGTCATTTGTGACTAATATCCCGCCTCTCTTGCGTTTATCTGTTGCTTCCCCTCGGTGATGACAACAGACCGCATTACCAGAGATCCACCCAGTCGGAGTTTGTTTTGTTTTTCTGCCCATTTTCCAATAGGAGAGGACGGTATTAGTTATTAAGTTTGTCAATTCTTGTTACTTGCCAGTTGTTATTATCTTTTCTTTTATTTTAACTGATATATTGTATTTGGTCAATGAATCCGGACGGAAATTTATTAGTATTTGATCCAATTGGGAAACCTGTTGGATAATAATTTGTTCCTAATCCGTTACGTGCTGGTTGTATTCTAAAACGTACTGCTGTAAAATCACCATTCCAGGTTAATTGAATAGTTCCTTGCGCAGGTGTAGCTGATATATAATTTGTAAGAGTAAAAACTTGTGCATTTGCATGTCCTTGACCACTTGGATTATTGTCAAGTGTTCCTTCTACTCGCACTTCACCGGCAAAACTTGCTAATGAAATAATTGCAGTTGATGTAGTTTGAACAGTTGTAGGACGTACAGTCGGACGTAACCAATCACTTGTAAAGAAATAACCTAGATTATTTGGATTTCTATCATATTCTTTTGCAGTTTCTAATCGTTTCATATCAACCGTTTGAATTGGAAACCCTAGAGGAAACCCGTCTTCAACAACTTCAACTTCACCTGTAATACCGTAATATGTATTTGAGTATGCTGGTGTAAATGTACCATCACCGTTATCTTGTTTAACAATAAATTTATAACTTGCGGCTGTTACATTTATTGTATCAATTGGATCAAAACTTGCAAGTGCTAGACCTTTTGTTGATGTAGTAACGCTATCATCGACTAACCTTAATGGTTTACTTAAAACAAGTTGACGTCCACTTGAATCAATCATATCAAACCAATAATTAGTTGTTGTTGATAACCAAATTGGCTTCTGATCAGAGTTTTTAAACTGTATCTGTATTGAGTCTTTAAACCCTTTTTGAATTTTTAGTTTGCGCTGATACATGATTTTGTTGATTCCTTTGCTTTGATCCACATCAAATATTACATTAAGTGTGTTGGAGTATAAATAAACTGGTAAATGATTCATACTAATATTTATCGATAAATGAGATCAACAAAAACTATAGAATTTCAACAAAATTTTCCATTCATAACCTGCATCAAATGTGTTGATGAAGAATACGTCGGCATCATTATTAATTATGATTTACAGGTAACAAGCATATACGATTTTAGCATTCTAAAAGCAGATGAAGATAAACATCGTTTTTTAGAACTAGGAGAAATATGGTGGTGGGAATCTAATAGAAAGATTCCGATTAATATATTTCTAAAACAGGATATGATTGAATTTCGTCCTATGATTAAAACCTTTAATAGTAAAGATGTTAATATTGTATTTGGTCCTACTGTAAATTTAAGTGAAATTGCTGAAAAACGTTTAAAACGTAAATCAATACAACTTGTTAAAAATCTTAAAAATCTTAAAAATTAAGTTGTTCACATAGAAGGTTTAGTTGCATTACTATTAAATGTGAATATCCTACCGCATGTGATTTTTTAAAGTAATATTCATCTGTTCTTGTCCATATCTCATCTTCGATTGCTTCGAACCCTTTTTCTCTACAAACAGGTAACAGATATTTCTTTCCTGGTCTAATTAATGCCAAAACCATTGCAAGTTCTAAAATAGTTTTTGGTTTTAGTTCTGCTAATAATGTATGATAACCGTTGATATGAAACAATTGATCGCATACATCTTTTTCATACATCAATTCCCACAGTGGTTCAACCGCGAGTAAATCTTTAATATGATGTTCGTCTTTTACATCTTTATACGCTGAAACATTTAAAAAATCAATTTTAAAATATCCACGTTCTTCTGCTTGTTTATAATCAATACTAGCAAGACCTGTTAGCGGATTGACAGGAATAGAATGGCAATAAACTCCGGTATTATGTTTCTTACCTTTCGACATACTTGCAGGAACGTGCTTGATAATATCAAGTATTGCTGTTCTGTCAGGAAAATCTAAATCAATATCCGGCATTTTAAAAAGGCCTGATTACTTTGAATTGTAAATTTGAAATATCTTGTTTCATTTTTCCTTTTTATAAAAATCGATTAGTTCGATTATCACAGATTTCATATCACGCTTTGCTATGAATCCATAGCTTTTTAATTTTTCAGTGTTTAAATAAGAATGTCTAACTTGTACAATATTATGAAATCTAGTAGGTTCGATATTTTTAATTTTTGATTTCGAATCTGTTAACTTGACTGCATCATCGATTAAATCTCTAAATCTCGTTGGTCTTCCGCTTCCTATATTAATGATTTGGTTGTATGGTGCATTATCAATACAGGTTTTAATTGCCTCGCATACATCATCAACATGTATATAATCTCGTAAAACTTCACCATTGTGATATAAATGTATTTCGTTATTGTTAACAATTTCTTTAACTAAAAACTGTAATGCATTTTTCTTTTTGGAGATTTTATTATCTCCAACTCCTAACACGTTTGCTAATCTAAAAATTCTATATTTGATATTAAATGTTTGACAAAAACATACCAATAATTGTTCAGCACAATGCTTTGTTATAGAATAAAATCCTGTTGGATTGCAAACCGTTGTTTCTTCAGAAAAAGGAATTTCTTTATTTTGTCCATAAACAAACCAAGAACTAACAAAATTAAAAACTATATCTGGGTTTTCTTTATTAATTTTTTCTAATACATTCATTAATACTGTTAGATTTGTATCAATATCTGTATGTAAATTTGTGTGAATATTATAATTGTCAATCGTACTTATAAAATATAATAATTCATTTGTTTTTGGATTAAATTCATTCCTTGGAATTTTAACAATATTGTTTTTGTACAGCTCGCAGAATCTACTTCCTATAAATCCTGTTCCACCAAAAACTGAAATTTCACGTTTATTCATTTTAATATTTTTCAACAGTGCTTTTGCACATATAAATTAAGGTTTTATATTGCCTATATGCTTTTTCAATTGCAGGTACAGACGTTCGCAATGTAATTTCTTTTATAGATTGTTCATCAAATGCTTCTATAAATAAGTTCAACCTATCTTTTGGAATATGAATTGCAATCATTTCAACGTCAGGTATATTAGAAATTGACGAAGTTAATTCATTAGGTTCATACAAATTATTATAATTTAACTCTGTAATACGTCTAAGTCTTCGTTGACTTGGTTCTACAACCGCATCAAACAATTTACAAATTTTTTCAAGTTGTTTATTCAATTCCGCTCTCTTTGCAGATTTCTTTGACTAAAATAACGTCTGCAGGTTTGTCTTTAAAATGTTTAACCCAATATGCAATATCTAATGCAGGATCAACTAAACCTAATTGATCATCATTAAAATTTGATAACATTGTTTTTCCAGATTTACAATTTAACATTACCCATGCACTAATTTTTCCATTTCGTATATCATGAACAACACGATTAAAATTTGCAAAGTTAAAATAATGATACCACTGTGCTCCACTTGAATCACCCCAATCCATCATAGTTGTGATAGTACGTTGAACAGCACTTTCAACTGGTTCTACTTTAAGTATATCATAAAGATACTTTTCATATAACTCATCTCTGCACCAGTGATCTAATTTAACTCCACTTTTGATTACATAGTCGATAAATTTTTCTGGATACAAAGGATTAACATTATTAACAAAACTTCCAAATTTTACAAACGCATTATAATAAGATGTTTTACAAAATTCTTCATATGTTTTTAGTTTCTTTGCATTTTGAGTAAGTTGAAAAAATCTATTAAATGCAAAGAATCCACATTGAACTCGTTTTTCATCTTTTTGTAAGGCACGACGCTTTTGTTCACAGAGATGCGATATAAGTGTGCGTTCTTTCATAAAAGATTTGCCACAATGTACGCAATTAAAAGGTTGTTCCTCTAGTTTGAACATTATTCGTACTCTTTACGTTTCTTTTTATCAAAACCCATGCTATCAAATAACTCAGTTTTATCTGCTTTTGTCATTAATTTAGCTTGTAATTTAATATCTGACATTTTCATTGCTGGATATAACTCAGCTAATAACTTTTCAATCTTAACTGCTTTTTCTTTTGATCCGGCTTTAAGATATGGATGATACATCTTTGATCCAATACCTACTCCTGCAAATAATTTCCAAAGTAATGCTTTATGATTCTTACTTAATGACCAATGATCTTTATTAACAAATTCATTTGTTCTTTCTAAAAACCATTCTTGTAAATCTCTATTACCATCGACATTGGCAACATATCGCATTAGTACATAAGGACTAAATTCTTTCTTTTCTTCTGGAGTTAAATTATCATAGAAATTATAGTTTCTAAGGTCAACATTTGAAAGTTCTCTTTTGATATCAAGTGCCATCTAATTTCCTTACCAACATTTTGTATATTGAACAATTTCACTTTGACGACTTACTTCTTTAACAAAATAAGCACATACGGGTTTTTCTCCTCCATGCAACGGAGTACATAATAATTGTCCAGGTTTCATTTTTGGAAAATACCATTTAACATCTTGATAAACATTGATAATATCAATTTCATAAAATTCTGGTCTAAATGATGTTAACGGATTAAATGTAAATGTTGTAAATCCTCGATCATTTAAACTTGTCAAAGGTAAAACTTCCATTTCTGGACCAGTTGGATCACCTACAACTGCACACCAATCAAGTGGCATGGTTATTTCCCATTGACCGATCTTTAATACTGCGGCAGGACCTGTAAATGATTCTAAGAATATTAATGGCAAATAAAAATAATCAGGATTGTGATTATCACTATTATCTAATACTGCAAATCGTAAATCATCATCAACTTCATCTGGTAATTCATTTAAATAAAAAGTTTTGTTTTCTAAAGTTAGGATCTGAATATTAATCTCCTTATAAATAAAATTGTCGATCGCGATACTTGTAATATTCATCAACTCTAACAGAGTATAGGAACTATCAGCTATATATTTACAAAACAAGTATACTGGTGTTTATAATAACATGATTTCTAGAGCAAAGTCAAGAGAATTGTTATTAGTACTTTACCTTTTCGACTGTAAATGGATATTTTGCATCTTTATAGAAACGTTTTCTTTCAGAAAGATGCCGTTTGGCGTACTTTGTATTTGCTGTAATATCATAAATGTTTACAAAATCTTTATCTTCAGCTTTTCTAATGCCACGCCCGATACTTTGTATAACCCTTACAAAACTTTTTCCTGGTTCTAAAAGAATTAAATTAAAAATTCTCGGAATGTTGATACCTACAGCCGCTACACCATAAGTTGCAACGATAATTTTATCATCACTCGTTGCTACTTCTCGATACTGTTCTTTTCGTTTTTTTGATTTTATCTTACCACTAATGAATACCGAATCAGGAATTTCGTTAATAATAAATTCACCTGATTCGATTCTATCTACTAATACAAGTGTATTTCCGGTTTCTGAAATACTTTTTACTAACTTTGAAATCCATTCCATTCTATCAGAATCTGTAACAAGGTATTTTAATTCTTCTGGATAAGACCCAAACTCTTTCCATTCTTGTGTTTGAATGATATTAACGTGACATGTACTTAACACACCAGCTTCTTGTAATTCATGTGCTTTAACACGATGTACAACTTCACCTAAACTTGCACGAATATTTTCAAAATCAATATCTTCTTTAGGTACAGTTCCGGTTAGACCCCAACGGATTGGAGTATTTGACATATTCTGTGTTAATAGTTTTTTTAGAACCTCTGCCTTTGCCATATGCACTTCGTCAACCATAACACATTGTACATTTTCAAGTAATTCTGCAAGTGTTAACAATTCGTCATCTGTTGTATTTTTTGATCGTTTATCTAAAATATTTAAACTTTGCCAAGTACATATCGTATGAGTTTTTCCTAATTCTTTTCGATCACCAAAGTAAACTCCGACATCTAATTGACAATTAAGAAAATCTTCTTCAGTTTGAACAACAAGATCTTTATTTGGTACAATTGTTATAGTTCTTCCAAACTTTTCACATATTTTTGATAAAGTTGCTGTTGTGATTGTCTTCCCAAATCCTGTAGCAATCTCCTGTATACATTGCGGATTCTCTAAAAATTTATTAACAACTTCAACTTGATCTTCACGTAATCTTATTAAATGTCCAGCAAATCGATGTCCTTCTGGCCAGGTTAAATCTCCCCAAAAGTCTTCTGCAACTTTATCAAAGTTTAATGAAATTGGATTACGTAAATCTTCAATTTCGATGTAATAACCCCATTGCTCTAATAATGGTAAAACTCTATCTAATAAACTAACATAAGTAGTTCCGCCTAAACCAAAAAATGCAGTACATCCATCCCATCGACCGAGTTTAAATGCAGGTTTATATCGTGCAGATTGATCAAAGTACTTGAACTTTTTTACTAATTCTTTTCTTGAATCAAGATCGAGTCCTTCAATTTTTACGTTAATTTCATCTTTAATTACAATTCTTGCTGTTGCCATTTTGAATTCTTTTTTGTAGGTTCTTTCATACTATAATACACTAAATTTTGAGCATTGTCAACTATTGTTCCTGTGGTAAAATGCATAGAATCATAATACCCAAGATTGATTACTGTTTTAAATTTAATGCCTGATTTGAGCAAAGGTTTAGAAATTTTTAAACTAACAAAAACAATACGTGTATTTTCATTAACAATATTATTTAATTCTGCAGTTTTAACATACTGATTAAACTTTGAATATTCATTTGGTAATCTAAACATAACACTCATTTGTTTAGATGTAATACCTATACTAAGAGCAAAATTAACCCAATCTTCTACTTGATTATCAATATTACCTGGAACAATAATTAATGTTGGTCCACCATAAATTAATAAATCTTTAAAACAATCAATTGAATAATGAATACTGCTTACCCAAGGATGTTTACGTGGATGAATTGATAAAATTAACTTAGTAACAGGATGGACTTCGTTATCAATTCTTTCTTCAATATGATTATCCCAAACTGTAACACCATAATCTCTTGCTAAAAAAAGAGTTTCAACTAAGTCTGTAGTAGTTAATTGAGGAACATTTTTATGAGCATTAATTATTTTAAATGTATCATTTTCTTGAATAATTATAGGAAGTTGATTTTCGATATCATCTACAATATCAACTACTGAATTATATAGTTCTAAAAAGGTTTCACTTGCTTGAAATCGTTGAGGAATAAATGTACTTCCAATCCATTCAATATTTTTTTCGGTAAGAAGAAATCTCCAATGTTTAGTATCACGACCAACAAATGTTCCTCTCAGCAATTCATGTGAATTAAAATTTCTCATTTTAATTGCTTCAATATAATCAGCTTCGTACGGAAATTCAAGAAGGATAGAGTTATCTTCAATTGAAATACGTTTATATTTTTGAAGAACTCTAAATGGTTTTTTCCAATTAGGATTATCTAAAAATTCATCAATTAACGAGATTAGATTTCTTAATTCATTACGATTTTTGTTAAGTATTACAAGTGCTAGTTCACTTTGTTTTTCTGTTAATTGTTCATCGTTCATAGATAACTGAATACTTATACTAGTAATTATTTTTAAATCAGCATCATTAATAGTTAATAAAGGTCTAGGATTTGCAAAGTTATAAGCGGTGTTTGCAGCAAAGTGTATTAGTTCTTCAATATACATAATTAAATTTGAACATCGTCCATGCCTGCAATTCTTAACCGTATGATATTATTAATTTGAAATCCTTTAATATCAAGGCTTTTAATAATGCCTAACCATTGATTGCGAAGTAATGCAAATTCATTAACAATTTTTTCAAGATCTACAACGTCAGGATCACCGTCAGAATATTTTTCACAATCACGACTGCTTAATGCACGTTGGTAGTTTTCGAGATATTTTTTAAATGCTTTTGATCGTTCACGACGTAATTCGATATTTAGATATTCAAGTATTCCTTCAATTTCTTGTAACTGATTAAATCGTTGTTCTACAATGCCTGGTAAAGCGGCAGAAGACTTTTCTAAGTTTCCATAGACTTTGGTCTCCTGCTTTGCTTCAGTTAATTCAGCGTAGTAGTACTCAATGCAGTCAGGAAGAAGACTTATATCTCTGCTAACTTTTGAGTACCAACGCATTAATAGTCCTCGTCTTCGTCGAAACTATCTTCTTCTTCATCATCAAGCCCTTCTTCTTCAAGAACTGCTTTAATTGCATCATCGATATGTGGATCATATCCGGTATATGTATGAAGTGTATCAGCTTCGATATCATTACCTAATAAAAAATCTACATATTGAGTTGCTGCCATTTCTCTATTTTTTTCTGGGATATAATCACGAAACAAATCCCAAACTGTCATAATTAAATGTTCATTCATAGATCTTCTTCACCTTCTTCAATAATTGTTGGTTTTACAATAACATCATCCCATTGTTTCATAATAATATGAAGTTTTTCTTTAGACCAATTTTTACGAAACTCAGCAATAATTTCACCGGTATCTTTATCTGTATATGCTAACTTATTGCCAACTTTAGATAATACACCCATTTTCTCAAACATATCAACTAGTCCGGATGTTGGTGCCATACCTGTTGAATATGGAATTTTAACCTGTACTGATTCGAATGGTTTTGCATAACGAGTTTTCATTATTTTACAAGCAGAACGTATACCTAATACATCACTTACTTTGTTACCATCCTCATCCTCTTTAAGTTTAAGTTTTTTCATTGCAACAACGATACTTGATGCATAGATAAAGCCTTGTCCGCCACTAATTTTATCATCAGGGTCAAACATGTCTTGACTTGCATATGTGTGATTAGTAGCAACTAATCCAACATTATAACTACCAAATGTATTAACACAGTTACGAACCAGTGAAGTAAGTGCTTTAGGTTTACGACCCATATCACCTTTCATTTCACCTGCTTCAAACTGATTAACATCGGTTGGAGTTAATAACATACCTAATGAGTCTATTACAAACAATACTTTTGGACGGTCTTCTGTTGGCATTAATTTGTATTCTTTCATAAACTCAGAAATTGTTTTTGCAACATCGTCGATCATTGCCATGTTTAATTTCAAAAGTTTATCTTCTGAAGTATCTACATGTAGATTTTTTAACCATTGCTCATCTAACGCATTTTCTGAATCAATTAAGACAACATAAATGCCTTGTTCTTGAGCATGTCGAATAATGTTACCAGCACAAATATATGATTTACCTGCACCAGATTCACCAGCAAACACAGTAACTTTACCTAAAGGAACTCCTTTAAAGAAGTCCCCTGAGATAAGAAAGTTGAGTGCATAATTGCCAGTTGAAATCCAATCAGTTGGATCGTTAAAGCCAATTCCTAAACCATCAATTGATTTAGTAATGCTTTTTCGAAACTTTGAGATATCAAATGCTTTACTCATCAATTACTCCTTATTGAGTTTGTTGACGATTGCGAATCATCGCAAGGATATCTTGAGCTCTTGCACTTGATGATGCGCCTTCTGTTGATGCAGGTGCTGTTTCTGCAACTGCTTCTGAAACTGGTGTTGAAGCTTGAGTTGGTTCAAAATCAACAACATCATCTTCATCTATAGCAGGTGCTTTAGTTACAGAAGCAGTTGTTGGTGCCGAAGTTACACTTGTTGCTGAATCACGTCCAGCCATACCAGCTGGTCTAAAATATTGACCCCAACGGTCCATATCAAATGCTTCACCATCAACTGATGCTTCAAACATTTCTTTGATAACTTTAATTTCAACTTCAGTTGGTTTTTTAGGTAAAAATGATTTTAGATCAAATAAACCATATTGATCAATTGCTGCTTTTTCCGAATCACTTAATGCACGTTCACGACGAGCCCATGATGAAGTTGTATAATCAGCATAACCACCTTTAGTTGTTTTAATGATTTTAAAATCTAAACCACGAACATAATCAGTTGGTAATTCTTCAATCTCGTTATCCATTAATGCATTTTTAACAGGATTAAAAATTTGAGCATTAATTATAAATCGTCGAATTGGATTTTCTGGTAATCTATCTTCTGCTAGTTTAGTTTCAGTTACAAACCCTTGAAACAAATAGCTACGTTTCTTCCAATACTTGCGACCCATTTCTTCTAAAGATTTATCTTTAAACCATGGACGTACTTCTGTTAAAATTGGACAAGTTTCTCCCCACATTTCCATACAAGGAACTTGTACTGTAGTAGGTTTTGAATTTGTTTCACCTTTAATACCTGCAAACGGCAATTTAATCATTGCTCGTTCAATCCAAAAGAAAGTATTAGATGGATCTCCATCAGGAAGGAAACGTACTGTTGTAGTTGTTCCGTCTGCGGCATTCCAATGTGCGAAAATTGCGTTGTCACCGCCTGTACTACCACCGGTGTTTTGTTGATTTGTTGCTTGAAGTTTTGCTCTTATTTCTGCTAACGATGCCATAATGATTCTCCTATAATTTTATGTGCCTAAGTTTACTACATGCCTTTTGTTTTAATGCAACTACATAAAAACAAAAACTAGCATACAGTGCTATTGTATGCTAGTTTATTTATCTTGTCAAGTGTTATTGGAGATTATTTTTAAATCTTTTTTAGACCTGCAAATCTTAAAATGTCTTCAAATGCTTTGTTTTCGCTTGTTAAATCATCTCCTGCTTTACTTCCTGCAGAATAACCACCAATAGCACCTAATGGTCCGCCTACCATTCCGCCGAGAACTCCTCCAATTGCTCCACCGATAAGACCTTCATCATCGCGATCGTGTTTTGCATTTAAGTGTTGAATTAGTTTTGCAGCAATTGCAGCTTCTTTTTCGCCACCTCGGCCGTCTTCATCACTGAATTGTCGTTTTACATGGGTAACAACGCCATGTTCACCTTTGGTCCAGGTTCCTTTATCACGATCATAAAATCCTAAAATAATCTGAGCAATTTCTTTTGCTTGACTACCTTTTTCGATAAGTTTGTTTTTTGAATCAGGTTGAATATCGTCTTCATCAACATCATCACCTGTATCTAATCCTTGTGGAATTGAACCTGAACGTGCTTGTCTACGTAATTTATTTAAGAATGCAGAATCATCGTCATCATCGTGATCATTTGGGATATCTTTTTCTAAATCAATTGGGTTGACCCTTTTTGGTGCTAACTTTTCATGTCCGTAAATACGTTGTGCAATACGTTCTGCTTTATTATCATCAAACCCTAGATCGGTTGTTAATTCGGCAGCAAGTTCAGTCCAATCACCAACTTTACCATGTGCAACACGATGAGTTGCATCATGTAACCAATCTTGGAAATCTTCTGGACCATAATATGAACCTTCAGAAACATCTTCTGATATACCAACTTCTTGTTTTGCAAATTCAATGGCTTCTTTTTTATCATTTCTAAAATACTCGATATTGTTAGAACCTAAATGTTGACCATTTTTATAAAAATGAACTTGGTATCCATTTTCATGATCAAATCGAACTTCAGCAGTTGCGCCATGATCGCCATCAAACGATGCAACTTTACGTGTATTTTTTGCAAAAGGACTAATTGCTTCTGCCATTGCAGGTTCTTCAGCTGGTGCCGCAGTCTGAGCAGGTTGTGCAGGAGCTGCTTGTGGTGCTTGGTTATCTAAATCACCGAAACTTATTTTACCTGCATCAGCACCTAAATATGTTTGGATTATTGTTCTTGCATCTGTATTTTCACCATTTGGCATTGCCGCAGTAGCACGAATTGCTTTTATTAATGCAGGATCTTGAATGCCAACTCCTGCTAATGCTTGTACTGCTTCATCATTTGCACCAACTGGTAATGGTTCTTGAACAATTTGTTCAAGTGCAGCTAATTCGTCATCTGATAAACCTTCATTCATTACGCTATCAGTCCATGATTCAAATGCAGCAAATTCAAGTGCAGAAGCAATATCTTCGGTTGTTTGATCTTCTTCGATACCTTCGCTTACTATAGCTTCTAAATCAATTTCACCTGCTTCTTGCATAATTGAATGCAATAAAGGAAACATATCTGAAAGTGCTTCATCAAATTTATTAACTGTAAAAGTATCTTTATAACTTTCCATTGTTGCAGCATCAAGTTCGATTAAATTTGAATCATCTGGTGCATATGTTTCTTTCCATGCTTCGTAATAATTTTGTTTCGCCATACATTCCATATGATGACGTAAAGATTTTAATTTTTGTCCAGCACGTTCGATAATACCGTGTGCATTATCATTTAATGTTGAATGTTTAACTTTACGACCAAAGTCACTTAATTTTAATATTTCTTCACAAGTTTTAACAATGTGTTTACCTGCTTCATCATGTGGATAACCACCATTTGAAATATGACGTTGCATTGCACGAGCACCTGGAAGATAAACAAATGGAAATTTAAAACGTTCACCTTCTTGATTTTGAATAAACAAATTTTTAATTTTACGACTACGTGCTCCTGGTTTAGTAGGATCAATTGCTTCAGAATGACGAATAATTAAATCTGTATTTTCTAATTTTCTATGTGAAGTTTTTGAACTTCCTGTTAGTGATGATTCGTTCATGTTGTTATCCTTAGGTCCATTTTGGGCTAGGTATTGGAAATCTGTTTTGTCCAAATTACCTTTTGTAATATCTCGTGTATCAAATCTTAATAATCTACGTTTTGCAAAAAAACGCATTTCTTTTAAAAAATCATACCACATTGATTGTGTGATAGGGTCGGCATTTTCTGTAATACCTTGACTATAAAAGATCTTTAAATTGCCGGTATCGTTAATGCTAATACTAACTCGCCCTAACGTTGTTCCTTCAACGGCAAAATCAAAATCAAAGAATCTAGCGGCTGATGGTTCAGCCGTAACAGTCCCGTCTTTATCACCTAATTGAAGGTTTGTAAAACGACTGCGAACTTTTTCAAATAAATCTAATGCGATAATGTCTATTGGTTTCATTTATATATTTATTCTTTTATCCAACGAAGATTGGCATTGGCAAAATCAACTCTTCACTTACATGTTCATGCATCTTTTCATATACACTTGGATCCCAATCTTGTAGCATCATAACCATACGAATATTTAGTAATAGGCTAGCTACTAGGTCATCATTCTCTCCGGTTTTAGCTTCAAAACTAAGTCCTTTAGCAACATATGCTTTAAGTTGACTAATTAGTGGTTTACTGTAAATCTTTAAAGTTTTATTTTCAATTAACTGTTTTAACTTAGCAGCAATTGCTAATTTAGATTTATGTGTGGTATTAAATCCTTTACGATATCTACGTACATGACCTTTTTTAATCGGTTCACTTAAAAACATACCTGGATAAGTTTCTTCACCTAATTCGTTTATCGAAACTAACGCAGCTTCACCGACTGTGTTATTTTCGACTGAAAAATATAAACTTATCGATCTATCTTGTCTTGTACATTCATCTTCAATATGTTTACAAATATCACGCATAATACGAACTTGTGCTTGTATTGGGGTTGTGTTATGATGCCATTCTGCAACCTGATGAAAGCTTGGAATTTCTAAAACTTCAATTCCTGCATAGTCTCCACCTGTGCCTAAACACGGATCTAAACTAACAATATATGTTGCATCTGGATCAATCTTTCGATACCATCGAACTTGTCCCATATTCATTATAGGATTTGATGCTTCTAAATCAGATAAACTTATAGAATTAATAAGTGTTTCATCGAATACTAAAAATTCACAATTGTGTTCACGTCTGAAGCGTTCTTCCCCTACCCGTGCTATTTCTTCGTTCTTCCATTTTTTATCACGGTCTGGATGTTGGCTCCAAAGTGCCATATAAGGTGCAAATCCGTTTCGACCTATTGCTTGTTCGTTACCAAATTCATCAAATCGTTTATTGGCTTCACTCCAAATTTGTGCAAATTGATCTTCATCTGAGTTAGGTGTTGATGTAATAATTGCTTTACCACCTGTTGCTAATGTAGGCGATATTGAAGTCCAAAACTCGCTTGCAACATTAGGTGGCACAAATGCGAATTCATCGCAATTTTTTGTTATAAAACAATGGTTTACAATAAATTGATGTTTTTCATTATCTACTTCAACAATATCATATACTGTTGTTTTTAAATTTTCTTTAATTTCTATTATTTGTTGAGGTCCAGAAATTGTATCAATAAAATCTCCAATAGAAAGATCTTGTAATTTAATTTTTCTATCATTAATAAAAAAATAATGACCAGCAGTCGCAGATACTATTTCACCATTTTTTAATTTTATTGAATGAGTTATTTTACCGGCTACTTCTGTAATTCCGTTAAAATTACACCAACCATTTGGTGTTAATATTTCGTATTCAGTGTTTGAAGCAAACATATTATATCCTTAACATCATTTTCTGCCGAGTCTTCCCATACATAATACGTAACAATATTACGAAATTTATATAATGATTTTGCTTTATTGTAATCGTAAGTTAACGATTCTAAAGCTGTTTTTTTCTTTCCACGTGGTGGACACCAGCTATTCCATTTAATTTCATCCCAGATAGGATTTGAATGCCATGCACTTGATTGATATTCAATTGCAATATTGTATTTTAGTATGGTTAAATCATAAAAATAATAATTATTTGTATCGGTATCTTTAATTCCATATTCGGATTTATCAAAATAAAATTCTATATTATTTTTTTCTAAAAACTCTAATATTGGTTTTAATTTTTTCTTAGAAACCTTACTTGCTCCACCTGTACCGGAAATATTATTAATTAGTAAAGTTTCTTTTTGTTTTAGATGTGCATTTTCTTCTACAGTTAACCCGTTTGGTAATATTGTTGTTAGACGATTATAAACTTGGCGAGTGTATCCATTTCTTCCAAACTCGTCAATATTATTCATGTGAGTTTGTTTAGTTTTTTGTCCTTTACGAGCATATCCAGATAGGCCATCTTTGCCTATTGTTTGAAGAACTTCTTTTGCCTTTAATTGAGACACTTGATATTTTGTTAATCCTGAAGACTGATCAATTGAATGTAACCCTTGCTTAATATTTGATTTACGTTTTTCAGAAACCCCTCTAACTCCAGGATATAACCGATCGTAATCATTAACAGTCATTAATAATACTTTTTCAATATACGATGATTTAATCATACTCATCCTTTCGTTGCTAAATGGACATATAATATAATCAACTCCGGCGGTTAAATTATTATCGTATAAATGTTTATTACGTCTTCTATTTCTTTTTATAAATTTTTCAAGTTTAGTTTGCATAATTGAATTTTTAAGGTTAATTTTAAAAATGTATTTATACAAATGCAAACTCGTCACTTAAATTATGATTAATGGATTATACAATCTTGTGTATAATTCTTTAAGAGTTATATCTTCCTCAACCAATGTTTGTTTATTTCTAACCTTAACAGTAGTACTTTCGCCATCTAAGCAATAAAGTAAAGATAAAGACATACCACGACCGGTTGTTTCTGTAGTTGTTTGTGCAACAATACGACTACCATTATCAAATTCTATACTTTCTTTATTATAACTTGTTACACCGCAACGAATATGATCAGGACATGTTTCGTATGCATAGCGTAACCTTTGCATAATTTCTTTAGCACCTGTATATTTGTGTGCGGCGATTAAAATAGTGCTATCAGGAACAAACATTGCATACCAAAGTAGATATCCAACTGCTGTGGTTGTATTATGGGTTGGTATTAAAGTAGTACCGCATAAGAACATATGATCTATATTATCAACCTGAAGACATCGAACTGGTACACTATCTATCAATTTAATATCTTTAATATAAAATCTTTTATTCTGTTGATGATCAAATAACAATTGTTGTCTTTCTAATTTTCTTGGTAATTTAAAGATCTCCAATGTTTTTTCTGCAAAACATAATGTATAGCAATCTTTGTGAGTTGTTTCATTCACTCCTTTAGTTGATTTAATTCCTAAGGTTGATAATAATAATCTCACTTGATCTATAAATGTCTCATTACTTTGATAAAATCTAGAAACTCCTGATTTTTCACAAGTACCAACTGAATCCATTAATCCTTTTAGTAATTCTAAACGAACTTCTTTACTATTAAAAATATATTGATCTGGAATATGCTTATTCCCCCATACTCCTAAATCTTTTAATTTACTTGCACCACCAGGAACATAAAATGTTCCGGTTTTTGTTGAAAGAGAATCAAGTTTAAAAGGAGATAAGGTAATATTATTTGTTTTAAAGAAATTTAAATATTCTGAATAATCATCAATAGAACATGTAATTCTAGTATCTTTACTACTGCCATCACCTAACCATAGTCCGAGATAATACGGATCAATCGGAACAGGTGTAAAATCAAAATCTAAACATTCAGATGATTTAATATGTAAACTCTGTGTTGTATCTTTTAATTTATTAAAGTGTGATATTAATTCTAAAGTAGTAATAGTGATTTCACTTTCTTTTTTTGGTAATTGGATGTTCCATAAATGCTCTGCATCAGCAATAATGGTATCACCGTGAGTAAATTCTATTTCATAGCACGGACGATCGTTCATTATTTCAGTAATAAATGTTACATTTGTTGTTTTTCCGTTCCTACCAAATATTGTATCACCTACTTTAATATTACCAACTGTGGTAAATCCTGTTGGTGTTATAATAGGAGTATCGAGTGATAATGCTTTTCCCATCTGCCGTCCTAGCATATTAACACTAAATCGATTATTGTTATAACTATCTAATAATTCTTTTTGATATTCAAATGCATCGTATTTCATCTTACCTTTAGTAGGATGTTGAATAAAGAAAAAATTCTTAAGGAAATAGTGAGGATCGTTTATACATAATGAGATGTCAAGTAGATCTTGTTCTGTAAACTTTTGTTTTTTGTTGGCACTTTTAATTAAGTTGCCGTCGAGTGATTTTGCCATACTTTTATTTAATGAAAAAAATAGGCCCAGGTGAGCCTATTTGATTGAAAGGGGATTTTTTACTTCTTTTTCATATGAGCAATAAAATCGGCTAATTTTCCATCAGGTTTTTTTGCTTTATATTTGTCATAGTTCTTTTTGAAGTCAGGATGTTTTGGATCATGTTTCTCATAAGCATCTCGACTATCATATCCTTCAGCAACAAATTTTTGATAATCTCTTAATAAACGTGCTTGAACATCGTTAACTGATTCAGTATATGGATTTCCGCCACCTGCTTTTTTAACTGGTTCATCTGGTTTTGGAGTTACTTGATCATTGCCATATTGATGTGGTTCAACTTTTTCATCTGGAGTTGTACTAGCTGAATCAAAACCTGCTGAAATATCTTGGCCTTCATCTGCAAGTTCGCTTGCCATATCACGTACTTCATCGGCCATATCTGCCACTGGACTTTTTTCAGCTTCATGATCGTGAATATCGTGATCACCGTCATTATCGACATCACCTTGTGCAACACTGATATTGTCATCGCCTGAAAATTCATTATCGCCTGATAATGGATCTTCATCTGATATTGATTCATCGTCACTTGGGCCATTCATCTTATCAATCATACTAATAAGACCGCCCATTTCTTCACCGTCTGTACTCGGTGCTGCTGTTGGTTCTAATTCAATTTCACCTGGATTACCTAGTTCGATTTCATTATGGCCACTAAATGCAGGTTCGTCACTTGCTGGTTTAACACCTGCTAAGTTCATAATGTCACGTAACATTGAACTAACTTCATCACCACTTTCAGCTGAAGCATTGATGCTAAAACTTGCCGGAGTACGGTGTTCCATACCGCCCATCATTGCACCACATTCATTAATTTGGTTATTTTCAATGTTTGAAACAGTAGCAAGACTTTGTTCTGCTTGCATTGTTGGTTTTGCTACGTTAGGATTTGTTGAATCTAACTCAGCTAATCTTTTTAATACGTCAACCATTTGCATGATAATATTTTCCTTATTTTGACCCTACTGGGCTTTGGTTATTTTGTGCTATTTCATTGGTGGTCTTTCCGTCATCACCATTTGGAATAACTTGACCACGAGCCTTATGTTGTGCTTTTAGTTCAGCATTTAATGTCTTTATAAGACTGGTATTATATTCAGTGCCATAATAGTCTTTACTGTCAACATTTTGAGATTCTTTATATTCTGAATCAGTTAATAACGCACCTTCACGACGTTCGCTTGGTTCTTGATATTGTTCTAATGGTTCATGTGGATTACGTACAACAATTTGTTGTTCGATAATTTTTAAACCGTTACCTATATAATTCTGTAATTCCCAACTAGCAACAGGATAATTTAAGCTTACTTCCCAAATATTAACTTCTGTATTTGTTAAACGTGGAAAATCAAGTGGTAATGCCTGTACTGGAGTTTTACTTGCTTTTTTAAAAGCAACAACCTGATATTTTGCTAATAGTTCTTTAAGAGTATCCTCTTGCTCATTAGTAATTTCTCCGGCAATTTTAACTTTAAAATCAAAAGTCTTTTTGCTTTCTGTTAAGTAATAATCTTTAAAAGTTTTATTCATAATAGTTCCCTGTGTATTATTTATTCACATTTTTAAGTTTTTCAAGAAGACTGTTACGATCGGTAATGATATAACCTTTTCCTTCTACAGGATCTTCCTCAACACTTGATGATTTTTTATCAATAGCTAACTTCTTCAGTTGAAGTTCAACCATCTTTAACTTTTTATCAATCTTTGCAGATTTAGCATCTACTGCTGTTTTAAGCATATTACCGGCTACTTCAAACATACGACTTCCGTATCTTGCTTCGACATTCATGCCAAGATCCATTAAGTTATCAAATGCTGATTCTGCTTTTAATGCAAGTTGATCTAATTCTGCATCACTTATATCACCTAATCCTTTAACTTTAGGAAGTGCGGCACTAATTTTATCAAATTCTTCTAATTGATTCTGCAAATTAATAACTTGAGTTTTTTCTTTTTTAGGCGGAGGAGCAATAATTTCAGGCTCTTGAGCACTCGGTAAATCTAATAATTGTTCTAATTTTTTAGTCATAATTTTATTTTCGTTTATTGCCGCCCATATGAAAAATATCCTCTTCGGTTATAATTCGAAAAGCAAGCCCTTGTTTTGCAGCCCATTGTCTTGCAACTTGCCACTTGGCTTGATTTTTAATATAGTGAGCTTGGTTATATTTGTTTTTTCCAACAGATTCTAATACTGTTTGGCTTTTTGGTTTTACTTCCCAAAGTTCTGCATGTTTATGTTGTTTACTATCGATATATGTTACTAAGAAATCAGGAACATATACGGTATGTTTACCGGTTAATGGATCACGATAAGGGATCTTAATTGATTCACTTGCCCATTGTTGAATACCAGCATTTTCGTCTAACATTTTCATTACTGCAAATTCCCAAGAACTACGATATCTTGGTTCACCTATCCCGATATATTTCTCTGGATTCTTTAACTTATAAGTTCCTTGAGCAAATTTTAAACTCATGCAATAATATTCCTTGCAACTTCGTCAACCGGTGAAAAAGGACTTGCAGTTCCTAAACTACTTGTTTTAAATCTATTGTAGTTTAAAATTTCTGTAATTAATCCACTAATTTCAACATCAGTTAATCCTTTCATTGTTTCGATTAAATCAAATGGATTATAATTATCAAGAGTTGCTTGTTTGATAATAATATAAGCCATACTACGTGACGCATCTTCACCGAACCCTCTTGAACTAAAATATCCGATCATAACATCATATGTTGTAGAATCAATATTTAATGGCGCAGTAGTATATGCATCAAAAACCTGTAAAGTTCCTTTATCACTGCTTTTTGAGTTTGTTGATTGTGGAAGATTATTATAATATGTTGTCATAAGTTATGCTAATGTATTTCTTTTTGATATATTGTTTGTTAGTTCAGCTTGTAACGAACTAAGACGATCATACTCTGCTTGATACTTTGCATCAACACTATTTTGTAAATCCGTTGATGCATTTAATGCAGCTATTGCATCAGTCTTAATTGCTGAATATTCTGTATAATTTGTTGCATTATTCAATCTATTAGAAACATCAGTTGAATTCGGAATTTGACTCGAAACATAATCATTATCAGAAGACCAGTTTGTTTGTAAATTTTGAAGAGCACTATTTACATCATTAACTGAACTAAATTGATTGATATTTGCTGCTGAAAACGGAGCTGTATTTGTTAATGGTTTCGGAAGTGAAAAATATGTTCCTGCAGATGGTGTAGTTCCTGACGGAGTTGTATCAGATGAAGCAAGAGTTGGCGCTGAATTATTAATAGCAGCACGTGCATTTGCGATATTTTGAGAAACACTTATGCTTATATCTTTTGGATTAGCAGAAGTTGGTAATAATCCGTTAGCACCTTGACTAAATTCTTGAGCAATTGCAGCAGCAGTAACAACAGCAACTGGTGTTCCTAAAAATTGTCCCGCAGTTACATAATTATTTCCTTTGTTTAAATTAAGATTAACTCCTAACCCATTTAAACCACCTTGAGAAATATTTCTCAAAGTTCCATTTATGATTTTGTATCCTTCAGCACGAAGACTATCTTTTGTAACACTTTTAATATTTTTAACTAAACTTGCACCTTTAAGTACTGTTCCTAATAGACTTAACGGACTTGTTGATTCATTTGGATTAAGAATATTACTAACATCTCCAAAAATCTCAAGTGCTCCAGGAATAATACCACCTGGTCCAAAAATACTATTATTTCCGCCACCTGCTAAACTTAACGGACTTGGACTTGTATCATAATGAAACATTGCAAATCCTGTAGGATTATCTTTTTTAACTTTTCCTGTTCCATAAAAAACTGCTTCATACGCAACACTCATTCTACTTTCTGCTAATCTATTACCTGAAGTTTGATCTAATTTATCATGCTCCCATGAAGCAATGAGTGGATTTATTAATTTAAAACTTGTAAATATTTTTCTATTAAGTTGGTAAATTGTTATACTTCTAAAAAATGGTGCTACGGTTAATTGTGAATTTAATCCATAATTTGTAGGAGTAAACAAATCATTTGAAGGAAGATACTTGTTATTTTGATATGCTCCTGGAGTATTATCTCTTGCAGTTCCGATCGGACCATTTCCGCCCCAGGTTGAATCTGCATAATAATATCTGTAATAATTTAGCCACATATTATGTACAACATTTGATTGATCATCATGCATTGTAATGTTTAACGGGTTATAATTAATACCTTTTTGTATAACAGTTTTTCTATTATATTGATTAACAACTTCTGTTTGAACACTAAATTTAGGAAGATCGGCACTTTTAACTAACATTCCAACTTCACTAACTCGTTGTTGGTTTGCCCATTGTTGATCAGTAATTGCGTCAGGTTCAATATCAAATACAACGTAATATAACCAACCTGCTTTAGGCGCAAGTGCAAAAACGTTGTCAGCATAAAGTCGACTTGCGTGAGCAAAGTCTTTCATTTGTATACCAGTGTTTAATACTGGTTGAAGATAGGATCCGATTGATGGCATAGCATTATTTAGTCATAAAAAAAGACCCTGTTTGTCGGCAGGGTCTTTTTGGTTGTTAAACTTAGGTAAATTAGCCTGTTGCTAATGTACGGATCGAACGACCAACGTTCTGGCCAATTCCGATTGGATTGCCAGAAGCATTTGTTTGAATCGCATTATCAAATGATATTGTTAATGCAATATCTAATGGATCATTTGATGTATAATCACCACCTTGATATGTAACTTTGTTCACATAGCAACCTTCACATTCAAATGCTTCTAATACATTTGGTTCAAATGCTCCGTTACCACCATCTAAAATTTCAATCACTGTTGTAAATTTATAATCAATTCCTGATGCAGCACTTGATTGTTCAAAAAAGTCAAATTGTTTTTGAACTTGTTCACCGACTAATTTACTGACTGCACCTGATACATCATCACGTACAGTTAATGTTAAGTCTGACCAAGAATGTTTTCCAGCAAGTTTAATCTTGCTGTTATACACATCTAAAGTTATTTGTTCAAATGAAACTTCTGGACGAGTTACGTTCATTACCTGCTTTGTGATCTCAGTTGTAGGACTTGTAACACCAAAGTTTTGAAGTGTCACCCTAAAGCGATACTTCAATTTTGGCATTAACAAGCCTTGGTTAGATGCACTCTGACCGGCTGGTAATGGAACTGTTAATTTACTTAAACTTGCTACTGGCATTATAATGCTCCTTGTTCTTTATTTTTCTCATTAAGCTAGAGTGAATGATCCAGCTTTAATAGCACCAGTGTTAACTAAGCGCACTGGGATGTAGATAAATTCTACCGCCTTAACTGGCTCAATAGCAACATCTACCCATAATTCACTGCGGTCAATTCTTGCAGGTGTGTTATTTGATTCGTCACAAACTACAATAAAATCATACAATGCACGTTGTCCAACTAATTCAAGTAATAGTTTTTGTACTGCATTTTTGATTTCATTACGTGTAATTTTATCATTCGGTTCAAATAAGAACGGACGAGCTAAAATATCTAACTGACGACGTAAATGCGCTACTAAACGTGCTACGTTGATTCGATCTAATGAACTTGCTGCATTTGCACGAGTATATTGACCAAAGTTAATAATACCAGCACCTGTAATTGTTGCAATTGGATTAATATGACCATTTTGTGCCATTACATTACGAATACTTTCTGGCAATGCAGTTGCTTTAAATTCACCATTTTCAAGATAACCGACTGATGTTGCATTGTCAATTACACCTCGACGTACACCTGCTGGTGCAAACCAAGGATAACTTTTTTGATCACTTAACGCAATAGTACGTAACATCATATGACTTGGCGGAACTACAATGTAATTTCCTGATAAGTCATTAGTGTAACCACTTGGATAAAATGCAGCTAGGTATTCATTATATGATACAAGACCTTCATCACCGTTATCAAAAGCACCGTTTCTGTTTAATCCATAATTTACTAAATCAGTACCTGTTGGTTTTAAACGGAAAGAAGTATCACCAATAACAAACGCAGTTAACCCACGATCAACGTTTAACAATACCATGTTTTGAATTGCTTCTGGATAACCAGGTGTTGCAATTAAATTAAATGTTAATGTATCAGTATCACGCGCTGATATGTTACTATCAATTACTGATTTAAATGATGAAACAACAAATGAACGTTGTGCATGGCGACCAAATGTTCCTGAACCATCTGCATTATTAGGACTTACTGAAACCCAACGATTAACATTATAATCACTTAACGGATCATTTTGATAACGTAAGTTTTTACCATCATTTGCATTAATATCAATATAATTTGTTTCAAAACGTTTAACATTAAATCCTGAACGACGTAAGTTCCATAATCTCATACCGCGTGGATATTCAGCTTGATCTGGAGCATCTGGATCAACATAGTCAGATAACAATAAATCTTTAATCGAACTAGCAGAAGTTGCTTGACCACTTGTTGCCCAACGTGCATCTGCAAATAACCAACCGGTTGGAGAAGTTTGATCTGTTGTATCTTGAAGAATCCATGTTAAAGAAGAGCCATTATAAACATAAATGTCTTTACCATAACGTTCAATATCAGCAGTGCTTATCCAAATATCACCATTTACAAGATCTGTTATTCCGTCACTTTGTTTTGTTGGTTCTGAAGCACTTATTATTGGACCATTGATATCTGTAGCTGGATATACAGTTCGGTAACCTTTCCAATCACTTCCGTTGTGTACCATAATATCAACTTGGTCAACAATCGAACTATACCATAATTGTCCATTTGCAGGAGTTGTACTTGGTGCAACATCAGATGCTGTAAATGTTAATGGTTTCCAATTACTTGCACGATGTGTTGCTTTTGAAGGTTCAATCGCTGCATCTAATGAATAAAAATTAGATGTTGAATTACTAAAACCAACAGTTCCTAATACATTTGCATTATCAGTAAAACGAATTTCTCCGCCTTCTGTGTGTTTAATTGAAACTGAATACAAATCTGTACCAGCGTCATTTAATGTAGCAACTAAATTTTCAATTCCGGAATTGTTAATTGCATTAACAACTGCATTTAAACCATCTGATGAACCTTGAATTGTTAAAGTTCCTGTGTTTACATAACCTGAAATACCAGCAGAACTTGTTTCAATTTTCAACGTTGCAGTTGAAATTGCTACAGCGTTATTATGAACTGCACCTGTGATAGTTGTCGGAGTTACAGCAACACGTCTTTGAACTTTGAAATTTCCTAATATCACACTTGTTGATGAAGAATTATCTCCATGGTTAAAATTGCTTTCAACAAAAACTGTTCCAACTGGAATATTTGCTCCACCACCTACTTTATCTAATTGATAAGTTGCGGCTGTTACATTTGAATATATCGGAGCTTTTACAGTATTAAATGCATTTGAAGTAGCTAACCATTGTTTAACAATCCAACTAGCACCTTCATTTGGTGAAGTAGTTTTTAAATACAATGAACCTGATGATTTTAAACTAAAATCTGGATATTGTGTATGTGGACCAACAAATAATGAAGGAGCAGTATATGTTCCTGAACTAATTCCTAATGAAGTTACTAGATCAGTTGATACTGCAAGTGTAAAAGAACTTGCTTTATACGAATCTAAGTATAATGCTAATGCACCTTTTATTACTTTTGCACCAACACCTGCAGTTGTATGGAATGCACCATTAATTTTTCCTGCAATTACTGAAACTGAATCACTGTTTGCAATTCCAACAGTTGTTCCGTTAATAGTAAATGTTGAACTATTATTAATTGAAACAGAACTTGGTGTACCGGTTCCTACTACAGCAGGTTGACTGGTTGACCAAGTTGTACTGATAAAAGTTGAATTAGCACTGTTTGTTGTAAAAGAAGAGTCATGATGTGAACCAACTTCAACCCAGTTAGCATCTGAATTTTTATAGAATACCGTTACTACTGAATCATCAACAGATACAGTTGGTTGATTTAACACTATACAGTATTGTCCAACTAAACCAAAACTTGATTTAGGTGCATTGCTATTGTAATTTAAACTTGCATTAGTATCATCTATTATAAGTGGAACTTTATTTGTAAATGTGCCTTTTACCTTGTTCCATTCAAAAATACCAAATAATGAGTCAGCGGTGTTGACCCAATAACTACCATCTGCTGGATCTCCTGCTGGTGCACTTGATTTTGCTACTAAACTAGCTAAATCAATTGGAGCACGAACAACATAAGCTGCTGAACTTACACCAAGTAATGAATAAGCTGCTTGTAAGCCATATTCGTTTAATTCTCCACCATGTATCGGATTACCTGAAGAATCAGTGTAAAACAATGGTGTGCCAAATGTATCAACAAGATCTCTTTGGCTTGTTATTAGGTAAACTTTACCTTCATTTACTGGAGCTGTGCCAACGGCTGTTGCTCCTGAAGGATTTAATTTATTACTTGCCGAAGCAACGAAAATTAGCGGAACTGTTCCTGGTGCCGCTGGGGTATAAAAGCTTTCATTTATTATTGAAACTTGTACGCCCGGTGATTGAAGTGGTGTAGCCATTTAGTTTATCTCCTAATTATGGTTTTGTCAGCAGTATTTAGTGTTAATCAAAAATTTTCATTGGAATTTTAAAAATTTTAAAGGGGAGAAAAAGGGCGTAGATTTTAAATTATGAATAAATAAAAGTATCGATCGCGATACTTGAATATCCATCGATTCTAACAGTTATAAGGAACTATCAGCATGTGTATTTACTGTACAACAACAAACTATCGAAAGATTTATGAATATCATAACGGACCAATTCCGATTGATAATGACGGAAGAACATACGAAATTCATCATATTGATTGAAATCATCAAAATAATGATTTTAACAATTTAAAAGCAGTAACATTACAAGAACATTATAGTATTCATTATGCTCAATGTGATTGGAGTGCATGTCAATTAATTGCCCTTCGTTTAAAAATAACTCCCGAAGAAAGATCATTAATTTCTAAATTAACACAAGAAAAACGAGTTGCAGATGGAACTCATCCTTTTCTTAAAAATTCAGAATCTAGAAAAAATGCAAAACCGAGAACATATAGTAAACATAAACGAGTAAATAAAAAGAAAGAGCAAACCATGAGATCATTATGTAAAACGTGTGGAGAAAGACCAGTTGCGATCAACTATCGCAAAGAAGGAAAGGTATTTTATAGATCAAAATGTGATCATTGTGCTAAAGGAAGGCATCCTGGAAAACCTCTTTGGTATAAAGCAGGTTATAGGAAGAAGATGAAATGTGATCACTGCGGATTTGTTGGACAACATCAAGAACAGTTTTCAGTATACTATGCTGACGGGAATCCTAAAAATTGTCAATATACTAATTTGAAAACAGTATGCGCAAACTGTCAACGCATACTGCATAAACTTAAACTACCATGGCGTAGGGGAGATCTTATTCCGGACTTTTAATTAACTCTTGTATTTGCTGATATAATGCATCAACTGTACCGTTATTTGAAATAACATGATCAACTTTTGATCCGATCCACGATGTTTCACTAGAATGAATTCCTTGTTCTTGAATTCGTTGTTTAGCTTGTTCGTCTCCGCTATTCATTTTAATAGCATCATTAAACCAATAAGGATCTTCTCCTCGGGTTACTCGAACAACTATTCCGCCAACGTTATGAATTGCTTTAATTTCATTTGGAAAACGTACATCACTTATAACAATGTTATCATTGGTTTGACGCATTTTATTTTCTAAACTAGCAATCCATATATCGTCATGAAATCCTAAACGACATACCTCTGTTCCCCAATATTGAAGTATCCATCGAGGAGTTAAATTCGGCATTCCTAATCTTTCTGACCACCACATATCAACTTTTTCTCGCCAATCTCTTGATTGTTTGGTCCGACCTTCTAATAACGTTCGATCCCATCCAAATACTGCGGCAGTTGCATCTTTGAGTGTTCCGGCAAATGATTCTTTGCGGAACTCGTGAAAATTAACAAGGTAATCGGCGGCGGTGTCTTTGCCTGAACCTATTAACCCTATAAAACCTATAATCATAATATCTCCTAATTGATATTATAGTTTAATTGAAATTTCTTAAGAAGTCAAGAAGTTTTTAGCCGCAAACGAACCACATCGGCTTCTCGCCGGTTGCATAATTTGCAAGTTCTAATTCTAATTTTTCAATTGCAGCGATTCCTTCTGCTTTGAGTGCAGTACCATTTAAACTTGTACCACCTTGCGGACTGGCAATTTGACCAAACTTTTCACGTGCTTCACCTAAGATAACTTTTGATTGTGCTAATGCATAATCTTTGATCCATATACCAGCATAAGGATCATTTAATAAAGTAAACTCAGGTTTGGTGTTATATAACCATAACAATACAGATTCTTCACCACGTGGACGTTGCATGATTGTCATCTTTCTTGTGCTTGGATTCCATGTGAAATTGATTTCACTTCCAAACATTTTACCTACCATCTTTTGATAAGATGCAAAGGCATAATAAGTTGCTAATCCGCCCATTTGACTTGAACTTAACAAATAAGTATTTGAATACGCTAAGTTAAACGGTTCAAATAAACTTCCGGTATCTCCACCACCTGTTCTAGATCCAACACTTCTTCGAAATACTTGTCTTACTTCAATTACTTCTTGACTTAATGTATATTCGTTGACATCTTGTTCTAATGTTAAAAATGCAAAACTTTCTTCAACAGAGTTTGCACTCTTTTGACGATACTTTGCAAATGCTCTGTCTATTGAGGTATTATAATGTATCGGATCTAATTCAACATCAATTAGTCCATCTCCGAGCATTACTCGGATATATTCAATTACTGGTTGTCTGGTTGATTCAATTGTGCTCATGATATTATTTATACAATAAATATACACATGCCAAGACTATCAATGTACCGCCCAGAGAAGGGCAACGATTTTAGATTCCTTGACCGCGTTATTGAAGAACAATTTCAAGTTGGCGGTGTAGATATCTATGTTCACAAATATATGGGACCAGTTAATCCAGAAGACGGAACTTCTACTCCCGGTGTTCCAAATCAAACTAGTTCTATAGGTGAACTAGGAATCCAAGATATTATTTTAATGGAAAATCGTGATCGACATTACGATCCGGATATCTTTGTGATGAGAGGAATTTATCAAATGCAGGACTTGGACTTTAATCTTAGTCAATTTGGTATCTTTCTTAATAACGATAATATCTTTATGCACTTTCATTTACGAAACTGTGTCGGAACTATCGGACGAAAAATAATGTCAGGTGATGTAATTGAACTTCCGCACTTGAAAGATGAATATGCACTAGACGATGCTATGGTTGCACTTAAACGGTTTTATGTTGTTCAAGATGTTACTCGTGCAAGCAGCGGCTTTAGTCAAACTTGGTATCCACACTTATTACGTGTTAAATGTGTTCCGATGGTAGATAGTCAAGAATTTTCAGAGATACTTGGTGCTGATTCAGGAGCAGGAAATGGTAGTTCTTTACAAGATATTATTAGTACTTACAACTTGAGTATCCAAACTAATAATGCTATTATTGCACAAGCAGAATTAGATGCTCCACGAGCTGGATATGATACTAAACAACTTTATGTTTTACCCACTAACACTCATACTGATGGTTTGTTAGATTTACAAGATGCAAGTCAAGATATTACAGGTGTTAGTGATGCAAGCAGTGATTTGATTGATGCAAGTTTAACACTGAAAAGTCCTAATCATAACTACTATGTTGGATATATGGTCGGCGACGGTCAACCACCTAATGGCGCTCCTTATACTTTTGGTATAAGCTTTCCAAGTACTGGATTAGTTGAAGGTCAATTCCATTTACGTACAGACTATTTTCCAAATCGGTTGTTTCGTTTTAACGGACATAATTGGATGAAGTTTGAAGATAATGTGAGAATGACTATGACAAATAGTTATGATCCTAATATGACAAATAATCAAAATACTCCTCAAGAACAAATTAGAATGAGACAAACTCAACGAACAAGCTTTATTAATAACAATAATACTGCAACTATTGCTGGACAGGTTGTTCAAGAACGTCAGGCATTATCGCAGGTACTTAAACCTAAGGCAGATAATTAATGAGTGAACATTTTTATGATGGACAGATAAAACGATATCTAACTCAATTTATGAGACTGATGAGCAACTTTAGCTATAAAGATGCTAAAGGTAAACTTGTACAAATACCAGTCCGTTATGGTGATATGAATCGTCAAGTTGCTCAGATTATGACTAAAAATAGCGAGAATATTGTACAAAGTGCTCCTTTTATTGCTTGCTATATCAAAGGACTAGAATTTGCTCGTGATAGACTTCAAGACCCTACTTTTGTTAGTAAAGTGAATATCCGTGAACGTGCTTTTGACGAAGCTGGAAATGAATATCTAAACACGCAAGGTGCAAACTATACTGTTGAACGGTTGATGCCAACTCCGTTTAATTTACAATTTACAGCTGATATTTGGACTACTAACACAGATCAAAAATTACAATTACTTGAACAACTACTTGTATTGTTTAATCCTAGTATGGAAATTCAAACTAATAATAACTTTATCGATTGGACTAGTTTGAGTTTACTAGAACTTACTAATCTTGTATACTCTAGTCGTAGCATTCCACAAGGATTGGAACAAGATATTGATATTGCTACACTTAACTTTCAAAGCCCTATTTGGCTAACTACTCCTGCTAAAGTGAAAAAACTTGGTATTATTACAAATATTATCACTAGCATGTTTGTTGACCCAACTGGTACTGTCGAAAGTGGAGCCTATTCAGATAGTGAAAATGTTGACTACTTTACAGGTCGTGTGAGCATTAGTGTTGGTTACGAAACAATTGGAAATTATGGGGTTTTGGTTTTAAACAATACTGCAAAATTATTACGTGAAGGCGAGAAGGTTTCATCTTCAAATATTCAACAAGCTGGATCAAGTGTTAAAGGCATTGCTAAACAAATTATTGTTAACGATACTCCTGTTACTAATTTAAAAGGAAATTTAGAAATTAGCTTGACCGGACTTAAAGAAATTCCAAGTGCTGGCACAAAGATTAATATTGGAGGCCACTCTTATACTATCGAAAGCTTTTCTGGCAATTTAACAAATTTGACTGCTCATATCTCTAATCCACTTGATTATGATATTCCTGATGGCGCAAATGTCTTTATTGAAAATCAACAATCAGATTCAAATATTGCTCCTACAAAACTTGGGCCTGATGTTAACTGGCTTAGTATTTTAGATCTCTATCCAGGAAAATTTGTTGCTGGACTTTCTACGATTAGACTTCAAAAACCTGACGGTAACGAAATTGTTGGAAATATTACTCTTGATCCACTCGATGACGCAACTATGCATATTAGTTTTGACGATCAAGATACACTTCCACATAATACAGATATTATCGATCTTACTAATGTTTATACTCGCGGTACTGTGGATGCAATTGTTGATCCTACAAATTATAACCCACGACCTTATCAAAATGGAACTTTAGCATGGCCAGCTACTGATTATCGTTTACTGATTCTTGAAGATATTAATATCGGAAGTTATACTCAAAATATTGATTACGATGGACCTGATGCTTGGAAGAATCAAGATAACTCAGACTTTGCAGCTTATGCTAACGATTTGATACAATGGGACGGTACTAAATGGAATGTGATACTTGATGCAAAACAAAATCAAGGACCAACTTATATTACTAATACTAGAACTGGCGTTCAATATGTTTGGGACGGGTATGCTTGGATGAAATCTTTTGAAGGCGTTTATACCGCGGGAAAATGGCGATTGGTCCTTTAAACGATATACATTGCGCTGGCGCAATTTTCCTTGCACGGAATACACAACGCTTCCTTTTCCTACTTAGAGCTCAAGGTAGAACTGCTGGAACTTGGGGCTTTGCTGGCGGTAAACAAGAACCCCAAGATAATTCAACACTGGATACACTTCATAGAGAAATTTTTGAAGAACTTGGCGATACTCCTCAGATCCAGAAAATTATTCCTATCGAACGGTATGCTTCAAATGACGAGGCTTTTTATTATCACACTTTTGTACTGATTGTGGATAACGAATTTATTCCACATCTTAACAACGAACATAATGGATATGCTTGGGTGAATTATAACTTTTGGCCAAAACCCTTGCATCACGGCGTACGTACTACTCTCGGCTCGAAGATTAATCAGACTAAACTTGAGACTATTATTCAGGTACTTAAACCAGGACAACTATACTAGAGCGCAGAGCGCGAAGCGTAGCAAAATTTTTATTTTCTATTATATACTAACTTAATTCTTTGATGCATTTACACTTTAATCTTCCACTTACTATTAACATAACTAACACCGCTGAAAAACTTTACAACGAGTTGAAACATTGGGGACATCAACATGATATTGAGGTGAAAATGGATAAAACTTATTTCTATCTTGGCTTCTTGAAAGTGTTCCTTCCTTCAGATCGAGCTTACGAACTATTCTGTTTAAGCTGGAAATCAGACACAGATTGGAAGCTTCGAAAAGAATAACACAAGCTGAGAAATGGTATTTACACTTTAAAAAATTGGCCGCGCAAAATTTTTAAAACTGTGAATCTATTCTAGTGAAGAGTTTTGAAATGTTTAGAAAATTGATCATAAACGTCTTGATGGGAAAATATAAATTCTATATATCGCTGATTCCGAACTATTCTATAATCCTTGTTGAGAGAATTATGGTTATGCTCTAACCATAACATACACTCATACTCATATAAACAAGATATCCTTATCGTAAACATAACCTTATTTAACTACAAGAAAAGACTTTACTTTCCTAAAAAAATTGCCGCGCAATAAAAAAAGGACCTGGAGAACCTTACCCCTGGTGATTCTAATCTAATGGGGGGCAGGTTTTGAGCAATTTTTTTTTTTTTGAGAAAACTTTTTGCAAGCCAAAATTGCGCGGACAAGTCAACAACTCAAAAAGCACCCCCAGGGGGGTATGAATGCCCCTCAGAGGTCAATAAGGAATATTGTCGCCGTCTTCAATAACTTCTTCGTCTGAACCACAAAGTATCTCCAGATCGATCTTATCCTTAAGGTCTTGGTTAGCGGTCCAGACCTCGCCAGAGATAAGGGTCAAGTTAGCCAGTAAAGCAAACACAGCCAAAAAGATAGCAAAGCCAATTCTCAGTTTATGGATCTGATATTGCTGAGTCACATCCATAATAATTGCCCCGCCAAGCACGAGAGCCGCCGAGACTGTGCCAATCAAGTAATAAGTAATATCGATAGTCATTGAGTAAACCTTATCAAGCACCAAACATTAATAGTAATAGCCAAAGAGTTAAAGAAGTAAATGATCCACGAGACCAAAGGAGGACCAGGCTCGAAATTGTCAAGATTAGCGCCTATCACAAAGCCGAGACAAAGTGAGTTAATAATCACCTGTCCCAAGCACATTGGGATTGACTCCATCAAGCCCCCCTTCTCATGCAGGTAGTACGTGCCATTGATTCCCAAGTGTTTGGAAATGATTTACGAAGGTCTGCGATCTTCAGTACCATACGGAGAGAAAGTTCTCTAAGTTTTGATTTGTTAGTATCGATATAGTTAATAATTTCGTCTCTAACAAGATCAGGTTCATCAAAATCGTAAGTGTTAAGCATGCCATCGTTAATAATTTGTTTAATACGTAAAAGTTTCTCGCGTTCTGTATCCATTTGTAAATCGATATAGTGACATCTAGATTCCAGAGCATCTAAGTGATCTCTTAGTCGTTTTGACTTAACGTGTTCAAACTTTATATTAGTAATAAAGATTGCTGATCCTTTAAATTCAAAGCGATTAGGAATGTCTTCGTTGCGGAGTAAGCGTGAGTCAGTGTTCCAAGCAATAAATCTTCGTTTAGAGCTATCGAGTGCACCTTTAAGTATATTAAGAGAAACATCGTCCATCAATACGCTATCGCAATCGTCAAACACAACAACATTCTTCTCATCACTAAATTCGTATAATTTCTTATAAAGGCCAAGTGCAGACATAGCGCCTTTAACCACTTCGTATTTAGGTTTGCGATCGCTAAGTTTATTAAACACATCGTCTTTGCTCAAGACTTCTTCAACGCCAAATGATTTGCCAACGCCTGGGGGACCGCTCACGATCATAGCAC